CCTACTCCACCCTGCAATCTCGAAAAAGAGAAAATGAAGAATTTAAGAGCGCTATAAAAAGGGGGAAAGCGAAGGCTAACGTCTTCGTTGGCGGAAAGCTCATGGAAAAGATCAAGAGCGGGGATACCGCCTCGATCATCTTCTACATGAAGTCCCGATGCGGATGGAAGGAAACCTCTCGATCCGAGATCACCGGGGCGGACGGCGGCGCAGTCAAGGTTGATGCAGCTCCCGACCTTTCCGGGGTTTCTACCGAAAACCTGCGCAAGATTAGGGAGCTTATGAATGAACAGACTCCCAACTCTGATTGAGCTTGACCGAGAACTTGCACGGCGTTCACTGGGCGAGTTTTGCAAGATGGCGTGGAACGTTCTCGAACCCGCCACACCGATCAAGTGGGGATGGGCGCTCGACGCGATGTGCGAGCACCTAGAAGCTGTCCACAGCGGACAGATCAAGCGCCTGCTGATGAACGTCCCGCCGGGCATGATGAAGTCGCTCCTTACGGGCGTTTTCTTTCCGGCTTGGGAATGGGGTGCAGGCGGACAGCCTTCAATGCGCTATCTGACGACGGCGCATAAGGAAGACCTCGCTATCCGAGACAACCTCAAGTGCCGACGCCTGATCTCCTCTGACTGGTATCAGGAGCGATGGGGCGTTGAGCTGTGTGGCGACCAGAACGCAAAGAAGAAGTTCGAGAACACGGCTACTGGCTTTCGTGAGTCAATGGCTTTCCGAAGCCTTACTGGCTCTCGAGGCGATCGCATCATCATCGACGACCCGCTGTCTGTCGACGATGCGTTTTCACAGGCCGCGTTGCTCTCCGCTGAGACAACCTTCCTAGAAGCCGTCCCGTCACGAGTGAACAACAGCGATTCGGCGATCATCGTGATCATGCAGCGCTTGCATGAACGCGATACGTCGGGCGTGATCCTCGCCAAGGAACTCGGCTATGAGCACCTGATGCTCCCGATGCGCTTTGAGGAAAACCGCAGGTGTAAAACCTGCATCGGCTTCACCGACCCTCGAAAGAAGGAAGGGGAGCTGCTCTTCCCAGAGCGCTTCACAGCCTCGCAGGTGGACGAGATGGAAAAGACGATGGGCGGCTACGCTACGGCGGGTCAGTTCCAACAGCGTCCCGTCCCGCGTGGCGGCGGCCTGTTCAAGGCCGAGTGGATCCAACGTTGGACGCCTGAGATGCTCCCGACGCACTTTGACCGCGTGGTCTGCTCTTGGGACATGACCTTCAAGGGCACGGACCGAAGCGACTACGTTGTGGGTCAGGTCTGGGGTGCGCGTGACGGCAACTTCTACCTGCTCGACCAGGTTCGCGGGCAATGGGACTTCGTGAAGACGGTCGAGATGTTCGAGCGGCTTTCCGAGAAGCACCCAGAGGCCACGCGCAAGCTAGTCGAAGACAAGGCGAACGGCTCTGCGGTTATTTCCACGTTGAAGAAGCATGTGACGGGCATCGTCCCGATCACGCCGAAGGAATCCAAGGAAGCACGCGCCTACGCAGTGTCGACCCTCTGGGAGGCGAAGAACGTCTTCCTCCCGCCGGCCACGGCCACGTGGGTCGACCTTGAGTTCATCCCCGAGCTTTTGGCGTTCCCGGCAAGCGCTCACGACGATATGGTCGACTCAATGACTCAAGCGCTTTCTGACCTGACGAAGAACGCGCGCCCGAAGATTCACGCATCGAACCTCGCGTACTTGCGCAGGGGTTGATTTGAACAATGGCCGTTACGGCCTTTTTGAGGTTTGTTATGGCTAAAAAGATCAAGGCCGAGCCGCCGAAGGCTGCGCCGCGGCGGATTCTGGTCGAGGACGCGCTCGCCCATGCGATGAAGCGCCCCCTCACCACTGCGGACATCAAGCGCACCTACGCGCTCCCGCAGACTCTCGGATGCAAGCAGTCCGAACGAGTTGCGCTCGACCTGCAGCTGACCCGTACCGTGGGATTCGATTCCATGTGCGGCTCGCTCGCCGATCACGCGGCGGCTATGGGGCAGTTCCCGATGACGGGCTTTGTCGGATACGGGGCGCTTCAACAGATCGCCCAGAACGGCATGGTCCGCAACTGCATCAAGACCGTCGCGGACGACGTAACCCGCGAATGGATCAAGATCACGGGTGGAGAGGACACGCCTGCCGAGATGCTCGAACAGCTTGAGACCGAGCAGCGACGCTACCGACTGCAGGAGCTGTTCAATCAGGCCATTGCCAAAGTCGGCTTCATGGGCGGCGCGTTCATCTTCATCGACACGGGCGCGCAGACCTCGGAAGGCGAGGACGTGGACTTGGAGCTCCCGCTCCGCCTCATCGCCGAGTCTGCCGAGGTCGGCAAGGATTGCGACCTGCGATTCGTCGTGGTCGACCCCGTGAACGTCTCCCCGGGCGAGTACAACAGCATCGACCCGCTCCGCGAGGACTACATGACGCCGCGCAAGTGGTTCGTCCTCGGGCGCACGGTTCACGCCTCGCGCCTGCTGCCGCTTTACGCGAACGAACCCCCGGTGCTGTTCAAGCCCGCGTACAACTTCCTCGGCATTCCGCAAGCCCAAATCCTCTGGGACTACATCCTGCATTGGAACGAATGCCGCGTGTATGCGCAGGATCTCATCAAGAAGATGAGCCTCCTCGTGTACTACACGAACTCGCAGGAACGTATGTCGACGATGGGTGGCATTCAGGAACTCGACGCGGTCATGGAGGTGCTACAGCACTACCGTGACAACAACTCAGTGTTCCTCGCGAACACGGACACGGACAAGGTCGAGAACATCACGACCGCCATCGCCGGCGTCTCCGACATCGTGAAGCAGGCGCAGGAGATGATCGCGGCAGTCAACCGCACGCCCGCCGTGAAGCTCTTCGGCATCTCGCCCGCAGGCTTCAACGCTACGGGCGAGTCCGACCTGCGCAACTACAACGACCACATCCGCAGTCAGCAGGAACTCTACCGACACGCCATTCAGACGTGCCTTGATGCGCTTCAGCTGAAGCTCTGGGGCAAGATCGACCCCTCGATCTCGTTCGAGTGGAACGAGGTCGACATGGACAACGAGTCGGCACAGTCCGCGAACTTCAACGCCCGCGTGACGGCCCTTGCCGCGCTCAAGGACCGCAACGCCATCTCCGCCGATGAAATGCGTCAGGCGATGCGCCTTGAAAAGTGCTCGCACCTCGCATTCCTTGACGACGATATGCCCGCAGGCGAGGAAGGGGAGCTGATGACCGATGACGGGTCTAGCGACCTGCTCGCGGCCCTCATGGGAGGCAAGCATGAAGACGGCGAGGGCGATTGAGCCGAACGCAGGCACGAGGCGAGAGTACGCCAAGAGGGTCAACCGACTGGTAAACAAGTTCCTCGACCTGATGACCGACGAGATCCTCCTGCACGTTGCCGACGCGGGTGACCTGGTCGCGCAAGACTGGTCGCTCTCCAAGCCGACGCGCAAGGCTGACCGTGAAAAGCTCAGGCGCATTCGTGCGCGGGTACTGGCAGCGTGGAAGCGGGATCCCGCCGCGTTCGCTGCGGACATCGACGACTACGTGAGTCGCAACATCGTCAGGTGGACAGGGTATCTCGACCGCTCTGCCGAGAAGCTCGCGCAGTGGGTCGCGCGTTCCATTGCCGCTGACGTGACGAACGCACAGAAGCAGGCGTACCTCTCTGCGGGAATCTCGCCCGAAGTCTTCAAGGACAAGTGGACGATCCCCGTTGTGCGACAGCACATCAGTCCGACCGCCGCAAGGCTAATTCCTTCGATCGTGGAGGAGTCGGTCGGGAACATCGAGCGTCTGGCACTGTCCAAGGCCTCGCGCCTGCAACAGGTCATCACCGAAGGCCTCGCGCAAGGGCATACGGTTTCCAAGGTCAAGCAAACGCTCAGGTCTTTCGGCGGGTTCGACGAGAGCACCGCGACGAGCTGGGCGATTGACCAGACATGCCGCATCACCCAGAGCATCCTCCGCGCGAACGATGCGGAGCTGGGGGTGACTAAGGGCGTGTGGATCCACGTGCCTGGTCAGTACACCTCCCGAGAGACGCACCGCGCGCTGCACGGAAAGACGTTCGATCTTGATGTCGGCCTCTACGACAAGGACGTGGGCGCGAACGTCGTCCCCGGAGAACTCAGGTTCTGCAGGTGCATCTACCGCCCTGTTTTGCCCTTCAACGTTTAACGATCATGACTACTTTGGCTTTTGATTCCGCCGTCACTTTTCGTTGGCACGACGAGGACGGCAGGATGCACGTGGACAGGTCGAACCTCACCAGAGTTCAGGTCGCGCCGTACTACGGACGCGAAATCCCCGACTCTGAAAGGCTCGGACTTGATCCCGAAAAAATCTACTACGGGTACCGACCTGCCGAGGAGCTGTCCGATCCCGAGACGGTGCGCTCCGTGATCGGCATTCCGATTCAGCTCAATCACCACCTCGACTACCCCCACGCGCCCGCCAAGGACACGCGCGTGGGTTCGACTGGGGATTCGGCGAAGTTCGACGGCACGTACCTGAGCAACTCGCTCCACATTCAGGACGCGGACGCGTGCGCCCGCATCCGAGACGGGAGCATGAGACAGCTTTCACTGGCGTACCACTACGAGCCTGAGATGCACTCGGGTGAGTGGAACGGCCAGACGTATGACTTCATCATGCGCAGGATTCGCGGACAGCACCTTGCGCTTGTGGAGGAGGGACGAGCAGGGTCTTCCTGCATCGTCGAGGATCACGCTTTGGAACTGGGAGAAAAAGCGATGAATGAAGAAACGCCGATCAAGGCGGGCGATGCTCCCGAGGTCGAAGAGACCGAAGTGCGGATCGCCGACGAAATCGGAAGGCTCGCGGATGACCTCCGTGACCTCCATGAAACCACCGAAACGGGGGAAATTGTGGACAACGAAACCGCTGTGACCGAAGACACCGACAAGGCCGCGAAGATCGAGGCCATCGTCGAAGCCTTCAAGCAACGCGGCGCTACCGACGAGGAAGCCGCCGCCCTTCTGCAGGCGCTGAACGAGCTCGCCACCGCCGAGCCGCAGGCCGCTGATGAGGAGGTCGACCCGACCGCCGCCACGGACGAAGAAGCCGAGGCCGAAAAGGCCGAGGAAGTCAACCCCGTGGTCGAGGCCGCCAAGGCCGCAGGCGTCGATGCCGACAACCCCGAAGTGCTCAAGGCCTTCGAGGCCGGAATGAACTTCAAGGGCGAGGCCGAGGACGAAGAGCCTGAAGCAGAGGATGAGGAATGCGCCGCCGACCAGGATGAACCTGCGTGCGACGAAGAACCCGCCGAGGACGAAGAACCTGAAGCCGCAGCCGACGAAGAGGAGCAGCCCGCCACTGCGCAGGATGCCGCCATTCGCAAGCTCGAGCAGAAGTTCGATGCCATCGACGAGTGCCGAAAGGTTCTCGGTCGCGTTCGCGCGTCCGCTTTTGACTCCGCAGGTGCGGTCTATCTCGCCGCACTCAAGCAGATGGGCGCTCCCATGCGCGGCGTCACGAAGATGAATGCTCAAGCCGTTTACCTCGGCTTCATCAGCGGTCAGAAGTCCGCCGCGAAGGGCATTGCTCAGGACTCCAAGCTCGATGAGTCGGCCACGGTCGACCTCGCAACGGGCATCAATGTTCGTCTCTAAGGAAAACAGATTATGCAGAAGACTGTGAATCTTTATCCGAGCGTTGGTCTTCCGGGTCAGGAAGTCGCCGCTCACACTGCGGTCTACACGCCGCTTAACTACCTCTCCGACGGCACTGCCGCCGCCGGCAAGTTCGTCTTCGAAGGCACGTCCGATAAGAAGGGCGTCGCCTTCCCCGTCGCCTCCGCCAAGGGTACGACCCTCGTCGGTCTCGTCGAACGCACCTTCACCGCCGCCGTCCCGTGCGGCGTCGACGGCTCCGAAGCCTACCCGAACGGTGCTGAACTCACGATCGCCGTGCGCGGTGACTTCTACGTTGAAGCCGCTGGCGAGGCTACGGTCGGTCAGGCCGTCCTTTGCAATCCCGCTGATGGCGTCGTGTCTTACGGCACTGTCGGCAGCGAAAACGACACCGGCTGGGTCGTCGTCACGGCCGCGAAGGCTCAGGGCGACATCATCATCATCTCCCGCCGATAAAAGGAGACTGAACAATGGACACGAAACTCGAATATCTTAAGAGCCTCGGCATCAGCTCCCCGTATGCCGTTGGCGTCATGCCGTACCACCGCGACGCCTCTGGTCGCATCGTCACGGACTACGCCAAGGTCACGCAGGGCAAGATTGCTCAGGACGCCGCCCTCTCCACCGCCAAGAACGTCGGCGTTCCCGCCGCCCTCGTCACGTACATCGATCCGCAGGTCACGACGATCCTGTTCGGTGCGATGAACGCCACGAAGCTCTTCGACGAAACGAAGAAGGGCGACTGGGCCGACAGCTTCATGCAGTTCCCGGTTGAGGAAGTCGTGGGCGACGTTACGCCGTACTCTGACTTCACGAACAACGTCACGTCCGAAGTGAACTACGAGTTCCCGACCCGTGAAAACTTCATCTTCCAGACGACGCTGAAGTACGGCGAACGCGAGCTTGCCACGGGCGCTAAGGCTCGCCTTGAGTTTGCGGGTGCCAAGCAGCGCGGCGCGGCCAATGTCCTCGCCCGTGCGCACAACCGCTTCTACCTCTACGGCGTTGCCGGCAAGCAGAACTACGGCGCTCTCAACGACCCGAACCTGCCTGAGTCCGTCACCCCCGTGTCGGTCGGCGGCAAGTCCACGTGGGCTGACAAGACCGCCGCCAACACCGACCAGATGGCGAACATTGTCTTCAACGACATCGCCAAGCTCATCAACGAGCTGATCAAGAACAACGCCGGCAACGTTGACGCCTCCTGCAAGTTCCGTCTTGCCGTCGCCTCCGACCGCGCCACGTATCTTCAGATGCCGAACGCCTTCGGTCTGACGGCTCTTGATCTGCTCAAGAGCAACTACCCGAACCTCGAGGTGCTCTACCTTCCCGAGCTCACGACGGAAGCGGGGTCCATGCTCTACCTGACGGTTCCCGAGCTGTTCGGCGAAGTCACTGCCGAGTGCGCCTACTCTGAAAAGATGCGCTTCGGCAACGTCGAAGCCTACTCCACCTCCTGGGTGCAGAAGGCCGTCGGCGGTACGTGGGGTTGCGTGATCCGCCGCCCGCACCTGATCGCCACGATGCTCGGCATCTAACCACCATGCCCGAATCTGTTCGGGCTTCCTAGGGGGCGGGCTTCGGCCTTGCCCCCGCCATCGAACGAGGAGAAAAATTCAATGGCTACCACTACGAGAAAGAAGGCACAGGCGACTGCCGCCGAGGGCGTCAAGGTTGTGACCTCCACCCTTGAAGAAGAAAAGAAGGCCGTCACCGTTGCGGGCGAAACGATTGCCATCGCCTGCTGTCTGCCTTTTGCCCTGCGCTTTGACGACATCCCCGACGGCAAGGGTGGCACGAAGTCCATCCGCTTCCCCGGCATCAACGACAATCTGCGCGGCATGAAGTCGGGCGTCCTCGCTATGCCCGGCAACGCTCTGTGCGTGCAGCTCCCGAAGTCCGACTGGGAAAACCTGATCGCCGCTCACGGCAAGGAAATCGCCTTCACGGGTCGCAACGGCTCCATGCCCTGCATCTATCCCGTGAATGACGTGAAGGGCTTCAAGGCCGCCGCGTCCGAGATTGCCGAGATGCGAACGGGCCTCGAGGCCGCCGATCCGACGAAGATGGGCGTCGAAGTCACCGCCAAGTAAGGAAACAAAATGGCCCTCTATGAACTTGATGCCGCCGCCTTCCGCGCGGCGTACCCCGCCTTCACCGAGGAGACGGTCAGCGCAGAACAGCTCGCGGCATCTTGGGAGGCCGTGAAGGTTCTCCTCGGGGACGGTGAAGGAAACTTCCCGTACCCCGAGGCCAAGATGCAACCGATCCTGTGGGCGGCTCTCTGTCACCTCCTCTCGCTTGACGGGAACGGGTTGGATCAACCCTCCCGCATCGCCTCTGCGACCGAGGGCAGTGTCTCCACGTCGTTCGAAAACCTGCAGAGCAAGACCGAGGCGGGATCCTGGTGGAACCTGACGAAGTGCGGCGCGCTCTTCTGGGTACTCACGATGCCGTACCGCACGGGCGCGAAGCTCTACTACTCGAAGCCATATCATCCGTGGGGGTAACTCATGGGGATCAAGGTCAATCGCAATACGGGCGTGCGCAAGCTCGCTGCCGAAGTCGGCAAGGTGGGCGCACCCTACGCGGAGATCGGCATCACAGACCCGGAGGTTGCGACCTACGCAACGTACAACGAGTACGGCTGGGTTCAACGCACGACGAAGAAACAGACTGGGTATTTCCTGCGTAACTTCGGGATCATGCTCAAGCCGGGGACGCCTCTCAGCTCCCCGCCGCGTCCGTTCATGCGTGCAACCTTCGCCGATGAGGTCGGCAACTGGAAGAAGATCCTTGCCGCCGGACTCAAGGCCAAGGGCGTCAAGGACGCCAGAGCCGCGCTAGAGATCATGGCGCGGCAGGCACAGGTCGACATTCAGGAGACGATCCGAAACAACGGCTCGCGCAGTACGAAGTTCCCCGACCGCTCGCTCTTCACGACGTTGCTCTACGACGTGAAGGACGAACGCAAGGGACGCAACCGCACTGCCGACTCTGGCTCTGGGCGCGACAAGGCGCTTGTCAAGGTCGGAACGATGCTCCACTCTGTCGGCTACGAAATCAAGGGGTGATGGATGTCAGTCAATCTTCACAAAATCGTGCGAAAGGCGATTCACCACCTGCACTCTGATCAGGCCGCCACGCTCTACCGCTCCACGGGTCGCTACGTCGACGGTGAGCGAGGGGACGCCGTTCAGCTCTTCGAGGAATTCGGGGAGCTGACGATGCAGATCCAGTCGCTCGGCCCCGACGTGGTACAGCAGGTCGACGCAATCACGCAGGCTGCAACGCTTCGCAAGATCTGGGTTTTCGCAGACACGGGAGCCTGGTCGGTCAACCGTCCGCTCGGTCGCACTGGCGACTACCTGAGAGGCGATGACGGGCGTGTATGGCTTGTCAACGCCGTAATCGAGGACTTCACCCGTAGCGGGTGGGTCAGCCTGCAGTGCCAGCAACAGACGACCCCTGTGGACATCTACTACGAGACTGAGGAGGGGCTATGCCGCTTGCCGCTGTAAAGCAGGAGCAGATCACCGAAGCCTTCCGAAGCTACCTCAGGAAGTTCGCCGTCCCGCCGTATGCGAACGACGATGCGCGGCATCTCATCAACGGCTTCGCCAACGACCTCGGTCTGCCTGAGGACAACGATTTCACAGTATTCACGCCGATCAGCATGACGCGGCGCGGATCGACGATCGAAACTCATGACGCAGTCTCTGAGACCTCTCTACTTCATGAGTATGTCGACCTGGTGGTTCAAGTGGACTGCTACAGCGCAGACCGCTTCGCTGCCCGCGATCGAGCGCAGGCATACGAGCTTGCGGGTCGGTCAACTTACGGTGCGGATCACTTCCGCGCCTACGGCCTCGACCTCCAGTACGTCGACGGCCTTCAGAATCTCACTGCTCCGACGGACTCGGGGCGGTACGTCCCGAGATGGGCGGTCACGTTCCACCTCGGATTCAAGCGCACATTGAAGATAGACCAAGACGGGTTCCGCTTCGTCGAGGTAGACCTTGCCAATGTTGACGTGAAATTCAAACCGAAGGAAAAGCAATGATTCCTGCATCTCACATTGTGAAGGTCACGCCGCGCGTCATCTCTGGCGGTAGCTCCGACCTCGAAACCAACGGCCTGCTCCTCACGAAGTCGGCCCTTATCCCCTCCGACGTTCCCGCCGTCGAGTTCTCCTCCGCCGCCGCCGTTGCCGACTTCTTCGGCAGCGAGGCCGAGGAAACCGTCTTTGCTCAGCAGTACTTCACGGGCGTCACCAATCAGCAGAAGGCCGTCAACGCCATCGTGATCGGTCGCTTCATCTCCGAAGCCGCTCCCGCTTGGGTGCGCGGCGGCACGGTCACGACGAAGCTCGCCACCTTCAAGGCCATCACGGACGGCACGCTTACGCTCGAGGTCAACGGCGAGGAAGTCACCGCCGAGAACATCGACCTTTCCGCTTGCACCTCTCTTTCCGAGGTTGCCGCCAAGGTTGCCGAAGGCATTGCCGGTGTGACGGGCGCTTATGACGCCAACTCCCAGAAGTTCACCTTCACGACCGAGAAGACGGGCGCGGATGCTTCCCTGAACCTGGTCGGCGTTGCCGCCGTGGGCACGGCCATCGTCGGCGAATCCCTCGTCGCCTCCGGAGTCAAGGGCACGGGGCTGAGCGATGCGCTCGGCCTCACGGTTTCCCTCGGTGCTGTGGTTTCCCCGGGCGCGGACATTCAGACTCCCGCCGCCGCGCTTGAGAACGTCTGCTCCGTCACGCGCAACTGGGTCAGCTTCACCACGCTTTGGGAATCTACGCTCGAACAGGCCGAAGGCTTTGCCGCATGGGCGGACATTGATGACGACTACGTGTACGTCGATTGGACGACGGATGTCCGCTGCATCGACATGCTCACGCAGGCCGAGACGAAGCCCGCCAAGATGATGGATCGATTCAACTGCGCGATTTGCCTCTACGGTACGTCCGCCTTTGCCGCCTTCGTCCTCGCTGTCGGCGCTTCCATCGACTGGCAGAGGAATCAGGGCATGAAGGTCTGGTTCGCCAAGTCCGCCACGGGTCTCTCCCCGACGGTTCAGAACGAAGCCGCCGCCGATGCGCTTGAGGCAATCCGTTGCTCCTACTTCGGCAACTTCGCCACGCGCAACGATGCCTTCCAGTTCATGAATACGGGCGCGCTCTGCTCTGACTACTACGGCTTCATCGACGTGCTCTACGGCTCGATCTACCTGCGCAACGCCATTCAGCGTTCGTGCATGGACGGCTTCAAGGCGATCAACCGCGCTCCGTATAACGACATGGGTCGCGCATACATCTCCGCCTGGCTTCAGGATCCGATCAGCCTCTGCCTGCGTAATGGCGTCATCGACCCGGGTCTCGATCTCTCCGAGTCTCAGCGCGTGCAGATCATGCAGGAAGTCGGTCAGGACATCACGACGACCCTGTTCACGAAGGGCTACTGGTACGGCATCGAGATGCCGAGCGCCAACGTCCGAGCAGAGCGCGGCTCGCCCATCGTGTCTATTTTCTATTGCTACGCAGGGGCAATTCAGAGAATCACGGCAGAGGTAACAAGCATCATTTAGCCGTTGATGTTGCTATAATGAGCCCATGTCCTTTTGGAGGAAATCATGGGCTCATTAGATCTCACTGGTCAGGTGTATGGTCGGCTTACCGTTATCAGGCGAGCCGAAAACGTGAACGGACGAACGCGGTGGCATTGCCTTTGTTCTTGCGGGAATGAAACTGATGTGGCGACAGGTCTGCTACGAAGCGGTGGAACCCGCTCATGCGGATGCCTCTCGAAAGAGAACCGCGAGACCCCGCGAGCTCACCTAGAAGGTCAGCGATTCGGACGGTTAACTGTCTTGAGGCGTTCTGAGAACAGGGGGGCTAGTGGTCGTCGCTTGTGGGTGTGCCAGTGCGATTGCGGCAATACCTGCGAAGCTGAAGGCTATAGCTTGAAGGGTGGAAGCGTTAGATCGTGCGGATGCCTAGCTCACGAAGTTCGCGTCGAAACTGGCAAGAAGTCAAGAGGCCGCAAGTCCTCTAGGTTCATTGACCTGACAGGGCAGAGGTTCGGACGCTTGACCGTTATCGAGCGCGGAGAAAACTCTGCGGCTGGTGCCACTAGGTGGCGGTGCATTTGTGACTGCGGAAAAGAGACGTTGACGCTAGCGAGCAAGTTACGCGCAGGCCTCGCAAAGTCATGCGGCTGTCTTGGACTCGAGAACGCAACAAAAGCGAAGGTCACCCACGGTCATGCGAACACCCAGATCTACCGAGTCTTCAGAGCTATGCACAACCGATGCGAGTCTGAAACTTGCCAAGGGTTCAAGTGGTACGGGCAGCGAGGCATTCGAGTTTGCGACGAATGGAAGGATTTTCAGGCTTTCTACGACTGGGCTATGGCTAACGGTTACAAGAAAGGACTGACTATCGACCGACTGGATCCCGACAAGGGGTACAGCCCTGAGAACTGCGAACTCGTGACCCGCGCCGAAAACTCAAGGCGTATGCACGCGGCTCACGGACACAAAACAACCTGACATCACACAAAATTTTTAATAGGGCTTCCCACGTGGAAGCCCTTTTTCTTGGAGCCGAAAAATGGCCGATTACTTTGACGTAACCAGTGCGAACGTCCAGATCATTCTCGCTTGTGAAGATCTCTACCCGTCCGGTGTGAAGCTCGAGGGCTTCTCCGCCGACAGCGTGATGACTGCCGACGGCGTGGACCAGTCCGAAAACCGTCGCGGCGTTGATGGCCGCATGGTCTCCGGCGTGGTCAAGAACATTCAGCCCGTCAGCATCGTGCTTGAAGCCAACAGCCCGAGCCTCGAGGTCTTCGAGACCATCCGCGACGCCATGAGCGCCAATTGCAAGCCGTATGAGCTTACCCTCACGGTCTTCGTGCCCGCGCTCGAAAAGACCATCATCTTCCGCCGTGGTGCCCTCAAGAACGCCCCGAACCTCCCGAGCGTTCAGAAGACCCTTCAGCCCACGACGTGGACCATGGAATTTCAGGAAGTCGCCTGATTGACGCACTGAGGAGAAGTCGGAAATGGAAGACATTACCCTGAAGATCAATGACGCAGGCCACGACATGACCTTCGTCATTGAGAAGATGAGCGCCTTCAAGGCGGAGGGTTGGCTGATCCGTGCAGGTCTCCTGCTCGGGCGTGAGGCCATCACCGCCGAAGGCGTCAAGGACTATCGAGGTCTGGTTGCCGCGTTGTGCAAGGTCGAGTACGAGAAGGCCGCTCCCCTGCTCGACGAGTTGCTTGCCTGCTGCAAGGTGCGCGTCGGGAACCTGAAGAAGAGCGTGACCGACGACGGCATGATTCAGTCGCCGTTGACGCTTCTTAGCCTTCGCGTGGAGGCGCTCAAGGCGAACTTCGGTTTTTTGCAGAGCGCAAACCTGTCCAACTTCCTCGGTGGGCAGGCTTCAGAGCCGACTGTGAAGGCGTAAGAGGGGTCGCCTCCTACGCCAACATTCCGCCGCTCGCGGGGCGTCTCATCTCCGCTCGCCTCGCGTCACTGGCGGAGCTAAAAACCGTTCTTACATACGAGGATGCCGTCAACCTCGACGAGGTGCTTCTTTTGGACAACTACCACAAGTGGTTGGCGGCAAAACAAGCTGAGGAGAAAATCTAAATGGCCGACAACATCATCGACAGTCTGTTAGTGAAGATCGGCCTCGATTCCGAACAGCTCAAGGACGGTTTGGATCAAGCGGCACAGGGTATCGACAACTTCGCACGCGGCGCAGAGCGTTCGGGCGAGGCGGTCGACCGACTGGCAGCACACGCCACGAAATCGGGACTTGTGCTCGGCAACGTCTCGGACGATGTCGCAGAACGCATTCTCGAGATCGGGTCAAGCGGTCAGAAGGCGGCACTTGTCGCAGGCCGTGCAATGGACAGCCTCGGCAAGCAGGTCGGGGCGATCGGCGAGAAGATCATGGCGCTCGGTGCGCCGCTCCTCGCGGCTTTCGGCGGGACTGCTCTCTTTCAATCCTTCGTCCAAGACGGGAACGCGCTGGCAATCCTGTCCGACCGACTGGGCGTGTCTGCCCAGAAGATCGACGCATGGGCGAAGGCGAACGAGGATGCAGGCGGTAGTCAGGAAGCCTTCAAGGGTGCCCTTGAAAACTTCATCCTGACCACGGGCAGAGGTGAGAAAGCTTTCTTTGAGATGGGCGACCATATCAAGGGCTTGAGCCAAAGGCAGGCGGAATACTTCCTGCAGTCGCAGGGGCTGTCTGCCGATGCCGCCGCCGTGTTCCTGAAGTACCGTGACAATGCGGAGGAGGCCGCCAAGGCGTTCGAGGGCGTAGCCTTCACGGATGAGCAGGTAAAACTCGCCCGAGAATTTAACCGACAGTGGAAAAACTTCACGAATCAGGCAAGTTCGCTTGGTGGGGTTTTGCTCACGTCCGTCATGCCGCCCCTAACGGCGGTTTTGAAGGCGATTAGCTCGGGCGTTTCCTACCTCGCGGAACATTCTCGCTTTGTAAAGCTTGCCGCCACTGCGGTTGCCGCCATTTTCGGCGGGGCATTCCTTCGCAACGTTATGTCGGCGGTCAAGGCGTCAAGCCTTTTCGTCAACGTGTTCGTGAAGGGCATGCCGATCATCAAGGCGTTTAACCTCGCTTTGTTGGCCAACCCGCTCGGCGCATTGATTGCCGCCGTAACGGTGGCGTGCCTTTTGCTCGACGACTTCATGGGTTTTCTTGACGGTGACATTACCGCGCTGGAAACCTTTATGAAGTGGTGCGGCCTCTCCGCCGAGGAGGTCGACAACATCCGCCAAAACATGTTGAGTTTTGGCCGCGCCGTTGCGGGCATTCCCGCGAAGATCAAAGGTGCGTTCGTTGAGGCGTGGGGCGTTCTCAAAGAGGCGAGCGAGAAAATCGCCTCGGTCTTTAAGCTCCCGTCGGTTAAGCCTTTTACCGACTTTTTCACCTCGCTCGGCGAGTCCGCCGCTTCGGTAGGCTCTACCTTGTGGGGTGGAATCGTTCGCGGCCTTGATACGGTCGGCGGGATGATTGACGCCCTTGGCGGCATCCCCGACGCCTTCGTTAAGGGCTTCGATAACGGGATCAAGTACATCTACGACAACTTTTTGGCGTGGTTGGTTGAGCCGTTGAAAAACCTCCTGCCGGGGATTGTTGACGGTTTACCGTCTGCCGCGAAAAAGGCGGCTGAGGCGGTCTTCGACGCTTTCATGTCCCCGGTACTTGCCCTGCAAAAAGCGTTCGACGGGTTGTTCGGCGGCTTCGATTCCTTTGTCGACAAGGCAAGGGGCTTGCTCGGCAAGGTCGGTGGTTTCTTCGGCTTTGGTGGTGATGACGATGACAAATCGCCAGCACCGAAAAAAGCCGAGGTTACGGTTAAGGCCGACACGTCCGACAGGAGCGGTGGATTGCTTGACGGCCTCACCGACAAGGTCGGCGGCTTCATGGCTTCGATGCTTGCTCCTCCGACCCCCGTGATTGCGGGTGCGCCCGCAGGAATTGCCGCCGCGAACGCCTCTACGCAGAACGCCGTCAACACGGACATGAAGGTAACGGTTCAGACGACGGTCAATGCCAAGGGCGACGGCGAGGCTATCGGCGAAGCGGTTTCAGGCAATGTCCAAAAGGCAATGGGACGCGCACGCGACTACATCCAAAACGCCGTGTCAGGCGTTGTTCAAAAGGGGTAATCAATGTCGGTTCAGGTTCTAGCTTGGGCGATTCTCGACAAGAGCGGGAATCCTCTTTGCGACTACGATTCGGTTGACGATTTCTCCGAGGATGCAGCCGCAAGCGTTCCGTTCGAGCCGCAGGAAAACGGCAAGCTATACGCATACGACAAGGTTTCACAGCCGCAACAGATCACGGTGACGCTTCTCTTTTCGGGCGACTATGCCGCCCAAGAGGAGGCGATTGCCAAGATCGACGCGGCTTTGAACTCGGTCGAAACGTACACGATCGTGACTCCGACCACCGTTCGATCAAACATGACGTTAATCGGCGTTTCGTCCGTGCGCTCATCGTCGAGCGGTGCAAACCTCCTTTCCGTGGATTTGACCTTTCAAGAGGTTAGGTCTGCAACGGTCGGGGGCAAGACCGCCGCATGGTCTCCGAAAAAGGAGACGGGCGCGAACAAGGTGGACTGCGGCAAAAAGCAAACGTCGGTCGCAGGGAGCGGGGCTAAGGCGATCGAAGCTGGTGTAAAGAGGTTGTTATCGTGATTCGTATACCGCTTTCCAACTTGTCGAACCAACGTTTTAACGTGGTTCTGGACGGGCAAAACTGTACGGTTACGCTCAAGCAAAACGGCTCGGCTCTTTATCTCAGCCTTGCGGTCGATCAGGTCGACGTGGTGACAAATCACATCTGCAATCACGATTCACCTATACCGATTTTCAAGACGGCGGCGTTTTCGGGGCGTCTGGTTTTCCATGACGTGCTAGGGGACTCCCACCCGGACTACTCAGGACTGTCTGATCGGTACTACCTCGTTTACTTGGCAGAGGGCGAAAAATGTCAGGCGTGACTTTTTCCGAAAAAGCGCTGCGCCTGACGGTTACGCTCGACAAGGCGGGCGCGAACAACGTCTACACGCTCACGGGCTTCGCTACTCATGTGGCGATCTCGAAACAGGGTGGCGTGGACTTTGCGAAGGCTTCGGTCGAGGTATACGGGCTGTCACTTGACACGATGGCTCAACTCACGATGCTCTCCTTCCGCCCGCTCGGTCGCCGATGGAACCTGCTCCAAGTCGAAGCAGGCGAGGGCGGGAACTACTCCGTGGTCTTTCAGGGCGAGGTGACGAACGCCTACGCCGATCTGAACGGGGCTTGCCCCGTGATGAAGATGGAAGCCCAGACGGGTAGCTACCCTGTCTTGCAACCTGAGGGGCAACTGGCCATCTCGGGTCAGCAGTCGGCGGCGGAAACCGTCGGGATGCTCGCGCAGAAGACGGGCAAGACGTTCCGCAATGATGGGGTCGAGGCGACGCTCTCCGACTGCATCATCACGGGCGACCCGATCACGAAGATGCGACAGGTTGCCAACAGCGTCGGCGCAGACCTCCTCATCGACGACGATGAGATCGTCCTCCTGCCGCGCGGCAAGGTGAGAGAGACGGGCGGGATCCCGCTTGTCTCCGCAGACACCGGGATGGTCGGGTACCCGACGTTCACGCAGAACGGCATTCAAGTCGTTTCGTACTTCCGCCCCGATCTCCGCATCGGTGCGGCGGTGCGCGTCGAATCCATCGTCCCGTCCGCTTCGGGCACTTGGAAGATCGTCAACCTTTCCCACGACCTAACGGCACACAAGCCCGGCGGCGGTTCGTGGCGCACAACGTTCGAGGGGATGTGGCTCGATGAGTGACGAACTGAAGCTCAATACCTCTGAGTTCACGGCTAGCTCCGAACTCAACGCCCTGCACTTCATGATTCAGTCAATCGTGAAGGGGATGGTCAATACGGCCATCCCCGTCCGCGTGGACTCAGTCAACCGCACGGGCGAGGGCAACGGCGCGGAGTACCTCTCTGCGACGCCCCTGGTCGAGATGCGCACCGCCTCGGGCGAGGCAATCCCGAACGTTTCGATCCCGAAGCTCAGGTGGTTCAGGCTTCAGCATGGGACGGCGGCAATCATCGTCGACCCGAAGCCCGGTGACATCGGCCTTGCGATCTTCGCTCAGCAGGATGTGTCCGCACTGAACGGCGAGGCTACGCCCGTGCAGCCGGGTAGCTTCCGTTGCTTCGATATGTCCGACGGGTTCTACATCGGCGGATTCTGGGGGAAGAAGCCCACCACCTTCATCCACTTGGAGGAAGAGGGCACGATTCACGTCGTAGCTCCCCAGAGCATCAACGAGGAGACGCCCACGCTCACGATCAAGTGCGATACGGCGCGGGTCGAGGCTTCGTCCTCGGTCACGCTCGACACGCCTGCGACATCTTGCACGGGGACGCTGACTGTTACAGGTCTCATCACCGGCAAGGGCGGGCTTGCCATCTCCGGCGGCTCTGGCGCATCGGTCGACGGCTCCCTCACCACGACGGGCGACGTTGTGGCGGCGGGCGTCTCGCTTGACACTCACACCCACCCGGGCGACTCGGGCGGGACAACAGGGACACCACAGTAATGGCTCACACGAACTACACGCCTCAGCTCACCGCGTCCGCCTGTTTCACGTTCGACGGCAACGGGAACCTGAAGATGCTCGAGGGCACGGCGGCGACACTGCAGAACGTCTCGAACGAATGCAGGTGCTTTACCGATGACCTGTACTTCTACGCGGAGCATGGCATCGACTGGTTCTCCGATCAGTTGGGAAAGCCCGTGCAGAAGGCCGTGACCGCCGCCCGCCTGAGGGATGCGGCCTTGTCGGTCGAGGGCGTGGAGGCCGTGGAGGCCGTGGAGATTGACGACGTGGACAGTCGCGCCCGCACACTGACGGGGCGCATCACCATCCGAACAACTGAGGGCGATCATGGCCGTAGTGAAATTTGATGAACTGACGGGCGTGGTTGTGCCCGACTCCTCCGAGATTCGCGAGGACTTCGCAAAGGGCATCGTGAAGGCGTTCCGCTCCGATCCCGACCGTCCCGACGTGAACGTTGAACCGGCCTCCCCGATGGGGCAAGTGGTCGACCTGGTCGCTGCGGAGATCGAGGCGAAGAATGCCGAGATCGCATACCTTGCCAATCAGCTCAACCCCCAGACTGCTCGCGGAGTCTTCCTTGACGCCATTGGCGGCCTCTACGGCATCGACCGCAAGCTCTCCGAGCCTTCCGTTGTCACCTGCACCCTGACGGGTCTGAAGGGCACTGTGATTCCCTATGGCGCGATTGTTCAGGACGCCAACGGGAACAACTTCAGGCACTCCGCCGTCGGCGGGGCGGTGATCGGAGACGATGGGACGGTCACCACGACCTTCGAATCGGTCGAGCATGGCTCTGTCGAGGTCGCACCTGAGACGGTGACGAAGATCGTCACGATCGTCGCAGGGTGGGATGCCGTCACGAATCCCGACTCGGGCGCTCTCGGACGCAGCAGGGAACCTGACAGCGAGTACCTCGCGCGCATCACGGAGAGCTACGCGATCAATGCTCTGGGTAGCTTGGAGGCCATTCAGGCGAATCTGGCAGAGCTTGACGGCGTGCTTGACTGCGTGGTGCTAGAGAACTTCACGAACGAGTACAAGACGGAATTCGGCCTGCGCATCGAGCCGCACAGCATCGCGGTCTGCATCGTGGGCGGGGATGATGAGGCAATCGCCGAGACCATTTACCGACGAAAGGACATGGGGTGCGGCACGACGGGCAGTTACTCGGTCACGTACATCGCAAAGGATCACTTCAACGCGACGTACACGTACCGCATCACCCGCCCGAGCGCGCAGGACTTCAAGGTGCGCGTGACGTTCAACGCCGAGTCCGTGAACCCGTATGAGGAAGCGGACGTAAAGGCGGCTTTGATTGCGGACTTCTCGGGCGAAGGCTCGAACCCGCGCATCAAACTGGCTACGAAGGTCTACGCGTCCCGCTTCTACGGCGTGGCGATCCCCGAGACTACGGCTCCCGTGCGCAAGATCGAGATTCAGCTCGGCGATGCGGGGTGGGTCGATTCCGTGGAGATCCCCGCCAACGTGGAGCCTTCGATTTCCTCGGAAAACATCGTCTTCTTGTACGAGGGGTAAAGAATGGCGGACACACAGACATGGTTCAACTTCGCATCCGTTGCGGACGTGCGGAGCATCCCCGATGTCGCCTCCACGCAGTCTGAAGCTATCCAGACGCAGTACGCCTTCAGTGCGGACTTTCAGAATCTGGGAAGCCTGATGCAGGATGTGATCGACGCCACGCCCGACCTCGAGCGCCTGCACGCGGCGGCGATGGATCCCCAGACCGCCTACGGCGTTTACCTCGACTGGTGGGGGCAGAAAGTCGGCGTAGACCGCTTCATCAAGGTGCGCGGCGAGTACGTGCGCTTTGATGATGACTACTTTCGCTTCCTGATCCTCTACCGCGCCGCTTGCAACATCTCGAACGGCTCGGCGGACGCCGCGAACAAGCTGCTACAGCGCCTGACGGACACCACGGTTTTCGTCGTGGACTATCTCGACATGAGCGTGAACAGCATCGTCATCATCGGGAATATTTCCGACCTGCAGGCAATGATTTTGCAGACCTACGGCCTATTGAATCGACCTGCGGGCGTTCTGACCAATCTTCTCGTCATCTATCCCGACGAGCAGATTTTCGGCTTTGAGGGATCGACCCTCATGCCTTTCGACGTCGGCGTTTTCAATCCCGGCAGAACAATTGAGATTGACTGATGAGCAACTATCCCGAACACCTGTTGACCTCGGCACTGGCCGCCGAGGGCGACAAAACGATTCCGCCCGCAACCTCGCAGGAGGCGGGCACTGGCCGCTTTTCGCAGAACAAGGGGTGGACGGAAGTCAACTCCATGCCGCTTGCAGAGGGCGGCATCCCGCCGAAGCGTCAAGACTTCAACGGTGCGTTCTACCTGCTATCCCAGCTTCTGCTTTGGTATCAGCAGGGCGGCGTGATGAACTACTCCGTCGACCTCGACTATGAGGTCGGTAATGAGGTCATGCTCAACGGAACTAAGTATCGCTGTCTTCGCGAGAATGGCCCGGGCACGTCGCTTGTCACGCCTGGGTCGAACAAGGCCGTTTGGAAAAATTTGGACGCACCAAGCGTTATAGCAGGTCAGATCACGCCTTTTGCGAATTGCCGTCTTGGTGGCAGCGACGGACGTCGCTTGATTCCGTGGGGCGAGACAGCGGCCGACGAGCGATATGTGTTGTGTGACGGTGGCTCCGACGGCCTCGGAGGTACTGTTCCAGACTTGATTGGGAAGTTTATTCTCCCGAGTACCGTAGGCGAGTCTGGACAGGTTGGTGGCAAGCTGACCGCAGGGACGGATGACAAAAAGATTGCGGGGACGGTTGGCGAAACGATTCTGACCGTTGACCAGATCCCCAGTCACTCGCACACCGGCAAGGCTGCGGCGGTGTCCGGGCATACGCACTCGCGCGGCACGATGAACATCACGGGCTCCTTCCCCGTCGATGATCACAAGCAGCGTTATGTGACCGGCAGCTTCTACGCAGGCGAATGGGACTGTTGGGATAGCGACAACCGAGACTCTGAAAACACGTCGGTGCGGTGTCAGTTCGACGCCGCGCGCACTTGGACGGGGCGCACGTCTACGGATGGCGCTCACTCACACGACGTCACCCTCGAGTCCGTCGGCGGCAATCAGGGACACACGCACACGCTTGACGGCGCGTCACATTCGCACACGGTCAAACTTCCGCTGCCACCGTTCTTCAAACTGGCTTTCTTTGTAAAGCTACCTGAATAAGAGAGCGAAATGGCAGAAAAATTTTTATTCCATTACGTCTATACGGCGGTTGGGACGCTTTCGGGGCAGAGCTTCATCACGCAGACGGAAGATGCGATTAACGATCTCGCTCGTTATGCGTCCGAAGGCAACGCAGATGCTACCGAGGCTCTTCGTCTGGCGAAGATCGCGAACGACAACTCAGAGACCGCTCTGAACAACTCGTCTCAAGCGGTCTCAACGGCGAACTCAGCGCTCTCTCAAGTCAAGACGCTGACGACAACGGTTGAGTCGTGGAACAAGCGCATCCAGACGGCCGAGTCCAATGCGGCGACCGCCGTCTCGACAGCCAACGCAGCGAAGTCGAGTGCGGAGTCGGCGGTGACGACCGCAAAGTCTGCTCTTGCCATTGCAGGTGAGGCGAAACAAAACTCGAGCGATGCGCTTGCCATTGCGCAGCAGGCGGACAAGAACTCTACGTTCGCTGTGAGCAAGGCAACCGATGCTGCTGCGACCGCTGACGAAGCGAAGAAGCTGGCTCAGCAGGCGGTCATCGATGCAGAGTCTACTCTCGTCGAAATGGAGGGACTCCTCGCCACCACGACGGCCAAGGCCACGGAGGCCGCCTCGTCCGCGCAAGACGCCTCCTCGAGCGCGCTGCAGGCTCAAAACTCCTCGTCGCTCGCCGAAAAGTGGGCGAGCTGGATGAGCAATTCTGCGGCCGAGGGACAGCCCGAGGACTTTACGGTCGACGGCACTGAATACTCGTCGAAGTGGTATGCGACCAAGGCCTCCGAAAGCGCAAGCGTGGCTTCTGATGCCTCAACGTCTGCTACGGCTGCCGCTGACTCTGCGGGCGCAAGCGCAACGGGTGCGCAGCAGTCGATGCAGACCGCTCAGCAGGCGGCGGCAGGGGCGAGTGCGTCCGCGCAGGCGGCAGAAGGATCAGCTGTTCGCGCAGAAGATGCCGCGAAGCGAGCTGAAGATGCGGCCTCAAGAAACGTCAATGCACTGACCTATGACGCGCAGACACCGACCCCTGAGCAGCAGGCACGGGCGAGAGCAAACATCGGCATCTTGAGCGACGCCGAAATTGATGGGCTTTTTGCTGATCAGAGTTAACAAGGAGGCATTCATGTGAGTGTGATTCGACCCGCGCTTTCTTCCAGTGAGCGCACTACCGAGAGAAGGGCTGTGACGGTTATCCGACGCAGCCCTTCTTTTTTACGGCCGCAGACGATCGTCGAGGGGCTCCCGCAGGAGACCCCGACCGATCCGTATCTGCCGGTCGACTGGAAAACAGGAGATGTGATTACGGCTGCAAGGCTGAACGCCACCGATGAAGGCGTCGACAAAAACGCTGACGCCATCGAGCGGCTTAAGGCTCAGCAGCCCACGAAAATCCCCACAACTTTTATTGACAACCTCTTTTAAATAAGGAATTTTTTATCATGGCTACTCAGTTTCTCGACCTCGCTGGCTTGACCCACTATGACGGCAAGCTGAAGGAAAAGGTCGCTGGCTCCATCAAAATCGAAGGCCTGAACGTCTCGCTTACGTCGATCTCTGGTGCGGTACTCGGCACGATCGCGATCCCGCAGCAACAAATCGAACTCGCCTCTGGTTCGAAGAACGGCCTTATGAGCAAGGAACACTTCACCAAGCTCGAGGGTATCGCTGCCGGTGCAACGCTGGTCGAAGAAAGCGAAACTAACGGCAATGTCAAGATCAATGGCAAGGAAACGACGGTTTACACGCCTGAGGTCTACACCCCTCACGAAAATGGCCTCTACAAGGTGACGGTCACCGGCAAGGGTGCTGTGAGCGTCGCCACGCCGGTCACGAAGGGTGACATCACCAGTCTCGGCATTCCGGCTCAGGACACGACCTATGCGCCTGCATCTGGCAAAAAGGATGGCCTGATGTCGGCTGCTCACTTCACCAAGCTTGAAGGCGTTGAAGCCAAGGCTCAGGTGAACGTGATCGAGAAGGTGTCTGTCAACGGCTCTGCGCTCCCGATCAACAGCAAGGGTGTGAACGTTGACCTCACGCCGTATGCCCTCAAGACCGACATCACGAATGTCTACAAGTTCAAGGGCTCTGTCGAGAACTTCGAAGCTCTGCCGAAGACCGAACTGACGGCTGGTGACGTGTATGACGTTAAGGCCGCTCATGGCAACAATCCCGCCGGCACGAACTTTGCCTGGACGGGCACGGAATGGGATCCGCTCGGCGGTGCTTTCCACGTCGACGCTATCGCTACCAGCGCTATCGACGCTCTCTTCGCTTAATCGATGACCAACTGAGGTGAAAAATGGCCGGTTTTCTTGATCTAACCGGCCTCTCGCGCTTCAAATCGAAGTTGCTTGAGGCCATTGCAAACGTTTATGTCACCAAGACAGCACATTCGAAGGCGCTTAACCTCAAGGTCAACAAGGCCGACCTTGAATCTGAAATCAAGCGAGTCCTTGGAACTCTAGACACGGGCATCCCGGTTGGCGCGATCATGGCCTTCCACGATGTGCCTGCGGGATGGCTTCAGTGCAACGGGGCGGCGGTGAGTCGAACGACTTACGCCGCTCTTTTTGCAAAGATCGGCACAAAGTACGGCTCGGGTAACGGCTCGACGACGTTCAACCTCCCGAACCTTCACCATAAGTTCATCGAGGGCACGACCACTTCTTCAGAGGTTGGTAAGTCCGTGGCGGCGGGCTTACCGAACATAACAGGCGGTTTTGGCAACGTCGTGTGGACACGAGAAGTCAGAGGTGCTCACACGGTTGGTTCGGGAAACCCGCAATCGGTAAACCGAAACGTAACCGACGGTGGTTCTGAACACGTCGGCTGGGTCGACTTTGATGCTTCAAGGTCCGCATCTGTTTACGGCGGCTCAACCGTTCAACCATCATCCGTTCGCTCGCTTTTCTGCATTAAATCTTGATGCACAAGAGCGACCGGATTGAAGCGGGCTGCACAGTTGAAGACGAGCCATACAAGTCGCTTGAGCGAGATGCCGAAAAGTCAGCCTTGTTGCTCCCCCAGAGCTGACCATCTGAACAATTACCGTCGCCTGTTTTTTGGAAGGCCCCGTCGCCAGAAATCCATGACGCCCCGATTTTTCCACTGATGTTCGGGACTCGGATTTGCATGTCATAGAGCGCTCTCTATGTCGTGCCGGGCACATGAGCGGGCTTCATCTGCAACTCGACGAAGCCCGCGCTGTTGGCTACTTCCAGTCGATCATGCCGGCACATTCGGCACACGCTCGAACGTGCTCACTCCAGCGCTCCAAAACCGCCCTCCTGGCGTCGAAAAAGTCGGAGCGCTGATAGGCTCTGCTCACCTGCGTACCGACATCGTGGCTGAGACACATCTCCGCAACGTCGAAAGGGACAGCTTCGTCCGCAAGCCACGATCTTGCTATCGATCGCAGGCCGTGTGCAACGAGTCGTCCCTTGAGCGATGTACTGTGCAGGTGCTTCGCCAAGGTCTGCGAGCTAACGTGCTTGCCGGTGCTCTTGCCGGCAAAGACATGACCGCTTCGTGGCCTCGGGCTGAGCGTCTGCTCTCTGGCGATCAGCTCCTTCATGAAAGACGTGAGGGGCACGCGAAATGGCCGTCGCTTCTTCATGTGCTCAGCTGGTATGTGGATCGCGTCTTCTGTGATCCACGACTTCTCGAGCGAAGCATTCTCGCCTGGTCGAAGCATCGAGCAGAGCGAGAAGAGGAAGAGCACGCGCATGCGCTCCGGCGCGTCCCTCATGACGGCCATGACGGCAGGTAGCTCTCGCCAGTCGACTGCGGGCATCGGTTTGACCTGCGGCGGCGCAAAGACCTTAGACACGCGCGCGAGCGGGTTGTGCTCGATGTATCCGGCACAAACGGCAAGATCGAGGATCTCGCGAAGTCGCATGAGCACGCGCTTGAGCGTCGCTTGCTTCCCGTCCTTTTCTATCGGCTGCACGGTGCGGATGACGAGTGGGGCGGTGATCTCGTCGAGCTGACGATTGCCGATCGGCTCGATGATGTAGCGCTCGAGGCGTCGTCGCTCGTCTTGGTAGCTGACGATCTGCGGCTTCTTTAGCCTGCACCAAAGGCGAAAAGCGTCCTTCAGTACATAGCCCTTCGGTGGCTCGAGCCCGATGTCCTTTCTTAGGCGTCGGGCTTTTTGTCGCGCCTGCATCAGGCTCATGTCGGGATGTTCGCCGAGACGCTTGTCTGCGACACGGCCTGAGCACGACGTGCGCAAGTACCAGATTTTTCTGCCGGACGGCATGACTCGCAACGTCAGGCCGTTCCCGTCGGCTACCGAATATCTCTTGTCCCGCGGCTTCATTGCCGCAATTTTTTTAGAGGAGAGCGTCATATGACCTCAGACTTCAAAAAAGCATTTTGTTATGACGACGCTGGGTACTACCAGCACGAGGTTTCTGTCCAGGTTGTGGACGGAGAGCCTCTCATGCCGCCGTCGGTCACCTTTTCCTGTCCTTGGGGCAAGGCGACGCAAGACGACACCGTCTTCTACCGCTTCGACGGGAAAAAGTGGATTGCTGAGAAGAAGCCGACGTGCGCAGCCGAGTGTGTCGGACTCGTGATCTCTCATACGACGACCACGCCGCATGACGAGGAAATGCGCGAATTGATCCGCAAGTTCTCTCAGGAAGAGGGCTATTGCGAAAAGCGCGGCGAGGACCTCTCGTGGTCCCTCGAGAAGATCCCTGAAAAGACTGAGGAAGAAAAACTGACTGAGGCGAGGCAGTCCGTTCGCTCGAAGCGCGATTCCCTGATCTCTGACACGGACTACCTGCTCTGCGCCGACTACCCGATCAGCGCCGAAGACCTCAAGGCCGTCAAGGCCTACCGTCAGGCGCTTCGCGATGTCCCGCAACAGGAGGGCTTCCCCTTCGAGGTGGTCTGGCCTGAACTGCCGACCATCCTCGCGGAATAACGAATCAATCCGTCCCCCGGCACTCCCGGGATTTTTTTAACTTGCAGGGAGAGGCAACAAAGGAGGTATTTATGCCTGACCGTTATCGGGACATCCTGACAGGTTCTGGCGTGTGGATTGCGCTTTTTGCATCCCTCGGCGGATGCGTTCTGCGCTATCTCGAAGAGTACAAGCACGAGAAAAAGTGGCATTGGAAGTGGCTCGCTGCCGATCTTCTTTCGTCTGCGTTTCTCGGCTACTTCACGTTTTGGGTGCTCTGGGATTCAGCGCACTTCACAGCCTCGCAGTGCGCTGTGGCCACGGCGATCGTCGGCAACTTCGGCACTCGGATCTTTGACGTCGTGCGGTTCGTGATCTTCAAAAAAATCGGGTACGTCCCGCCGAATGAACGCCCCTCTGCCGCCGATGAGGAATCCAAGAAATGAAAAGCTACTACTCATACGACATTCAGCCTGCCTGTGACTTCATCGCGAAGTACGAGGGTTGCAGGCTCACGGCGTACCTCTGTCCCGCAGGCGTGCCAACCATTGGCTACGGCCACACGGGTCCCGAAGTGCGCAAGGGCATGACCATCACGCAGGCCGAAGCCGACGAACTGCTCCGCAAGGATGTGGAGCGCCACGTGCATGATTTCTCGCAATACGTGAACGTCCCCGTCACCGGAAACCAGTTCATCGCGTTGACCTCCCTCGTTTTCAATTGCGGCGTGAGCTACGTCGTTCACCAGTGCCCGCGCCTCATGCGTTCGCTCAATGCGGGCGACGTTGAAGCCTGCGCTCACGAATTCCTCGACATCAACCGCGCAGGCGGGAAGGTGCTTGCGGGCTTGACCGAACGCCGCCGCGCCGAAGCAAAACTCTTTCTCTCGGAGGTCTGAACATGGTCTATCTGAAATGGCTGGCACTCATGCCTGCGTCGTTCATTATGGCCATTGTTGGTCGCCTTCTCGCGCCTATCCTGCCTTTCTTCGTGGACAAGGAAACGCACCGCCTGCCGAAGTGGCTGTCGTGGTTTGCAACGGACGACAACGACGCGGATGGGGATGCAGGCCATTGGGAGCGATGGCCGGGCACTGACCCCTGGTCGACGTACAAGCGCCGAGTCGCATGGCTTCTGCGCAACGTTTGCTACGGCTTCGACATCGATGTTCTCGGCGTTCGCGTCTATCCGACTGACGACTGGGAAGTTCGAGGAAACGAGGACGCCTCCGACACGAATGGCGTCTCGGGGACGTGTATCAGGCACTGTCACCGCGATGGGAAACACATCGCTTTCCAGCTCTACTACATCAAGCACTATCGCCTTTTCGGAAGGCCGTGCTGCGTGCGCGCGAATTTTGGGTGGAAGCTGTGGGCGTCTCGCGACAAGGTAGCTCAGTACGTCGGCATCTACTTCAACCCGATCAAGGGCTTCGACCTATGAGCGAGGAGTGGCGGGAGCGTTTGGCAGAGGAGCTTGACCAACTGCGCGAGCGGCTAGGGCGGCTTGAGAGGTACCTGTTCTCGGACGGGTTCTACCGCCTGAGCGCTCGGGAGCAAACCCTGCTGCTAGCACAGCGGTTTTTCATGGACGCCTACGCGAAGATCCTGCGCGAGCGACTGGAGGAAAGATGAGATCGAACATCCTGAAGGCTCTGGGCGTTCTCGGTGCGGGTCTTGCCTGCGCTGTCGCGGGCTACCAGTTTGCCGCCGCCCTGTACGGGCAGGACATCGCTGAACTGCGCGAGGATTACGCTACCCGTGCGCGGGAGCTTGAGGAGCAATATCGTGAAAAGGAAAGTCTGGCCAATGCGAAGGTGCGAGCGGCGTGGGAGGAGCGTGACATTGCTCTTGCCCGTGCTAATGATTTGTCTGATGATGTTGCCCGGGTGCGCCTCGAGGCCGACGCCGCCCGCCGTCGGCTGTCCGCAGTCACCGCTGGTTCCTGCGACGCTGAAAGAAAGCAGCTTGCCCGAAGTGCAGAGCTTGTCGAACGAGGCGCAGTCCTACTTCAAAGATGTGTCCGACTTTCTCAGAGAGTTACAATCGACAAAGACGCCGTAGTCAAGATCACGGACGGGCCTTAAAAACCGTGTGGTAAAATCGACTTAACAACACTCGGCACGCCTCTCGTTGACGCGCAACCCGCCGAGTTACCCGCCCCTAAGAGCTAAAAACCGCCTCGGAACCTAGACGTCAGTCCGTTGCGGACTCAGGTGCAACTCCTGAGAGGGGAGCCAGTTCCATGCCCTCGAATCATTGCCGATTCGGGGGCATTTTCGTGGCGTCACGAAAATGATGGGTGAGAAAATGGGGTAGGCGTCTAGATCCGCTTTTTTAGCCCCGAAACCGTTGCGGCGCAACGTTTGAGGGATGGCGCCTATAAAAACTTCGTTAGACGAACATTTAGCCGAAGACCAAGTTACCAACGCTGGTAAAATGGTCGTAACAACACCGCGCAAGCCTAGATCTCCGGTTATCCAGAGAGCTGCACTGGGGTATGACGTCATATTCTCCGAACCAGTGGATGCTCACTCCGCGCGGTTTCCTTGCATGACTAGTCCGCGAAGCCGTGCTACAATCGGCAACGGATTCTACTCTGGCGGGTAGTATCTAGCGGACTCCTATGCCGCACAAAGCCCCTGCGCTACTCGCGTGGGGGCTTTATTTTTGTAACTGTACTTTTTGGGTCGTATGTGCACATCAATGTATACAACCGAGCAGTTCAGTCATCGTTGTCATCATCAGTGCAGATGGGGAAGCCGTAGAACACTTCCCCAGTCGGGAAGGCGTTAGTGTGTTGCGGGTACCGCGTCACACCTCGGAAAGGGAACTCGTACATCGGGGCTAAATTCTTGTGGTACTCAGTAAGCATTGCGTCAATTTCGGGCGTGAAGAATCGCGGGATATAGGCAGGATCAACATAGCCGTCGACCAACTTCCTGACAAAGTAGCACCAGCGGCCGTCCTCGTTTCGCTTGAGGCTGTACATATCAAGATCGAGCCTCGGGTTTTCGTCCATGTCCGGCCTCAACTCGACTGACGCCCACGTCACGACTACTTTATGAGCGTTTCGCGTGTGAAGCACCTGCGTCACTGCATAGCGCGCCCATTTGTCATCGTCGCCGCTTCTCAAGTAAAAGCACGCAGCGAGGCGCGCGACATGCAACGCAATTTCGGGGTAGGCGCACTCTCTCGCGCCCACGGCTTCTGCGAAAATCCGCGCGAACATCGGCGCGTCGTCGGGCAAATTGCGAAGGTCGATGCCTTCCATTTCTTTTGTAAGGTCGCGCAATTTTTTCATTTGTTTTGCTCCGGCATGGTCTTTTTGATCTGCTCAGCGATCCACTTCGAGCCGCCCAACTCCCTCAACCGCTCGCGCAGTTCCTTCGGGATGTAAATCAGGACGTTCATGCCGCCGTCGGGCGTGTGTCTCGGTCGCCCGGTTACCTTCCTTTCTCTCATCTTCCTACTCCTCAGATATCCCACGAGGCCGAAAACTCTCGGTCCTTGAACAGTGCGGCCAGACCCGTGATCTGCTTCAGCCTCAGCAGTTCGTCGGCGTCCATGCCGAGGTGCTTCATAATCCACGCGTCCTTCATGCCCGCCTCTCGCAATTCCTTGACGATGTTCGACATGAGGTCAACGTCGTGCGTACCTCGGGCGCGGTTGTGTCTCACGGTACTGGCCATTCGATTGCTGATGTCCTTCTCGATCACCACAACAGGCAGCTTGCCGCCTTCGCGTTCGTAGATGTCTTTATGGGTCAGCATCACCGTGTAGCGGTGGAACCCGTCGACGATCTCGTACTTGTCCACGTCTGGGAGGTAGTAGCACACGATGGGCATCGTGTAGCCGTCTTCCTTGATCGAGTCGTAGAGTAGTTTCATCTCGGGCGGGGCGACGTGGTTCGGGTTGTACGTGTTCGCCTGAATCTTCTCGACCGGGATCGCCTGAACGTTGTAAACGGGTGATTTCATTACAAGCTCCTGAATTTCGCCAAGACCGCGTCTCGCTTTGCCTTCATCTCCTTCGTGATGGAGAAGCTCAAGCCTTTGCAAACGAAGTCGTTTTTGATAATGCACATGGCCATACGTCGCCACGTGCAGAAGTCGTCCTTGCCCTCAAGCTCGGGCAGTTCGTCGAGCGGCTCGCGGAACTTTACGAGGTACTTGTCCTTCGCACCTCGCGTCCCGTAGCTCCGCGTATTGATGATCGTGTCGCCGTACTTCGCTTCCAGGATTTCGATCTGTTCATCGGGGACAGGGCATCCAACGTCCCGCCAGTACGCAATGAACTTTGTGAAGCGGTCGCGGTAGTTGTCGGCAGCGGCGGGCGGCAACGTCGTGAGCAGGAATTCTGTGAACTGCTTCCACGTGTAGTTCTTCGGCAATTTGTAGCTGTTGCTCATGATCTTCGAGCCGCTGTAGATGTTGCCGAAGTTCGCGCCGCTCACACGATTGACGAGTTTGCCCCAGAGGTCGGGCTCGATCACCTTGAACTGAGCGAGGCCGGCCTTGGCCTCATTGCCGAACGGTTCGTCGATGCGCATCTGGTGGATCGGGACGCCTGCGAGGTACATCAGGTCGTAGATCGGGTTGTACGGCTTCGCGAAGCGGGCGTTGTACGTCCAGATGTCCTCGACCGCCCAGTCATAGATCGGGTAGAAGTTGAAGACGTTCTCGCTCACCTTCGTGCTGAATCGCTTGCTCGTGTACGTTTCCTTGTTACCTGCAATGGCGCGGAACCGGTTCAAGCTTTCGTCCGTGCGGATGCCGACCAAGCAGGCCGTCTTTTCGCCGTGGCCGATGGTTTCGCCGATGTGTTTGATGAAGTCCTCGAACGTCATCTTCGGGACGTACCAGTCGAACGGGTTGTTTGACAGGTTGATCACCCATTTGTTCTTCGGCATATCGCGCACCCAGATCGGACGCTTCTCCTCGTCCCACCAGACCCACGTGGGCTCGAAGTAGGAGAGGGAATTCGGCGAGGTCATCGGGAGACAGACCCACATGGGAATGAGCACGTCCTCGTTCTCGGTGAACATCTTTTCCACGAATGCTGCGCTCTTCTGATAGAACGCCTCGAGGTCGATGAAGACCGCATGGAACTTGCGCCCGCGCCGGCGTGCGATGTCGATGCACTGGTTGAGCACGACCCCCGAGTCCTTTCCGCTCGAGAAAGAAACGTAAATGTGCTCGAACTCGTCAAAGACGTAGTTCAGGCGCTCCTGCGCTGCATCGAACACGTTCTGGGTCCTGTATTTTTTGATGGTCATAGATCCTCCAGTTTCATGCCCGAGAGCTTGAAGGCGTTCACCAGTGTTAGCTTTTTCGCGATGCACTTGTCGAACAGCTCCTCGAGGCCGATGTCCGCGCCCGTCAGGTCGAAGTACTCGCAGGATTCCTGCTGTCCCATGCGGTAGATGCGGGCTTCGGACTGCTCGCGGAAGGCGTAGTCGAACGTCTTGTCGAAGTAGATGATTCTGCGGTACTTCTGAAGGTTCAGGCCGAACGAACCCTTGCCGTAGGTCATCACCAGAGCCTGCGGGAACATCTCCTGCAGATAGTCGCGGGCCGCGATGAAGCGGCAGTAGATGATCGTTCGGTCATCGACATACGGAGTGATGAGCGGGACCTTCTCACTGGCTAGCGTGTAGAAGTGATGGAGCTTCTGCATCGCCCCCAGGATTTCAAAGTCATCCTCGGCAGCGGCAATCAGTTCGCACTTCAGGTTCTCGTACCCGAACCGCTCGGTCTCGGTCATGTGCCACGTGAGCGTCCGGTACTTCTTCGCGAGCGGGAGGTCGAGCGAGCATTCGTAAACATACGGCTCGATGATGCTGAGCAGGTGCTCGACGTTGGCGTAGCCAGTGATGTACGTGCGCACAGGCTTCCCGTAGCGATGTTCTGTCGAGTAGACGCAGTAGTCGTCCCGGAACTTGAAAAAATTCTTGTCGAGGATCTTCGGCGACAGGAAAAGCATCTGGGCATAGATGTCCAGAATGTTCTTCGTGATCGGCGTCCCGTTCAGAATCAGCTTGTACTCGCAACGTTCGCCCATGTGCAGGAGCCGTTGCGTGCGCTTCGCCCTCAGGTTCTTGATCTTGATGGACTCGTCCACGACGATGGCCGCGCACTTGGCCGCGTCGATCTTGTTGAGGACTTCGACATAGACGCGGTCGCTCTGGCCGATGCTCTCCACGCCGTAGAAGTCGAATTCGTACTCGGAGCAGCAGAGTTCGATTTCCTTGCGGGCGTTCTCGATGGTGCGCAGGGGCGCGACCCACAGCACCAGATCGAGGCCGGGGATCGAATTGATGAGCGAGACGGCGGTCTGTGTCTTGCCTGTCCCGCAACCCATGAAAAGCGCTCCGACCTTCAGGCGGCGGAGCTTCTCAAAGGCTTCCTGTTGGTTATCGGATAAGAGACGCATCAGGCTTGACCTCGGTTTCGGGTTTGAGGATCCAGGGGGTGTGCTTGACGGTCCACTTCGGCAGGCGCTCGAGCACCTCGTCGGGCGGCACGTAACCTTCGTCCCACTCCTCTTCCTCGTTGTAAAAAGCCAGTTCATCGGCCAGTCGGTCTGCTGAAATGATCACGTTGCGGCCTTCACCCCTGAGGGTGATCTTGAAAGAGGCGGGAATGCTCAGGCAGTGCTGTAGGGCGTAGCGCCCCGGGTGGACGAACTTCCTAGCAGTCCAGAACTCAAAACCCGCGTAACGGCTCGAAGCGGGCATCTTGATGAGGATGCCCTTCTCGGTGGTATGGGCGACGAGAGTGGATGCGAAGATGATTCGCACCCACACGGTTTCGGCGGCGGATTCCATGATTACCTGATGCGCATCGCGCCGTGGAATTCGCCGAAGGCCTCGATGAGTTCGTCGCAGCCGACTTCCTTTTCGTCAAGCACCTTGCGCGTCTTCTCACTGGTGCGCTTGAGGTTGAACGTCATGTCCTCGTTGATCGAAACGAGCATCTCGAAGTCGTTCGAGCCGTCGCGCACGAGCTTTTTAGAGATCCAGAAGGTGAAGCCGTCGTAGTCGGACGAGTGCGGCATGGCGATGAGCATGGCCTTGTCCGTTTCGTGCTTGATGTTCTGAATGTTGACCTTGATCTTCTTCCACATGGTGCGCTCTCCTTACTGGCGGTTCTGGGCGGCGGCGTAGTAGTCGTGAAGCATGAGGCTAACTTCGTCGGGGAAGTTGACGCGCTCGGACGTGAGCTGCTTCCCTGTCTCGGGGTCGACCGTGATTGCGATCGTGTACCAGTGGCGGGCGTCCTCGGAGAGGAAGGAGATGCCGAGGGCGCAGTTGTGCAGGCCGTAGGAGTATTTGTTGCGCTCGGCGTTCGCCCAGTCGTGGATGATGTCGCCGGCTTCTTCGCCTTCGCAGGTTTCGGTGGCGAAGCCGTACCAACGGTCGTCGGCTTCGGCGGTCTGCAGGTAGTAGGCAGCGGCGAGCTTGGCAAGCTCGAGGGCGACGTGCTTGTACTTGCACTCGACCGCGCCGAGCGAGGCGGCGTGCAGGTAGGCGAAGAGCGGAGCGGTGGCGGGGAGGTTGCGGAGGTCGACGTTGTGGGCTTCGTTGGCTTCGTCGATCATGAAGTCGATGTAGGTTCGCATGGTGGTTTCCTTTCTGGCGGGTTTTCGGAAAGGGCGGGTAGTACGCCTGCCCTATGCCTTGCATTATACATATGGATATAGGAAAGTTCAAGGGGGAAAAGTAGCGGGCATGGAAAATAAATCCCATCTCTCCGATTGTATCTTTGAATATTGCGTTGTACAATTCTAGTAAGGCAAGGGACGCCCTTGCAGTGCATAGGAGACACAAGATGAGTACGAAGAAACCCCTTTCCGCTGAAGAAGCCAAGCGCATCCGCAAGAACGCCGTCGAGCACGGCGCGTCCGAGAAGATCATGATGATCGCCAATTGCGTCCTCGATGGTGATGAGGAAGACGCCGCCATCCTCGAGAGCTACTGCATCGACGATGTAGTACGCGATGCCGAAGAGGCCGTGATGCACATCCCCTTCGTCGAACTGCGCGGCCCGCTGACCGACACTGAGCGCAACTGGGTTGTCGAGCACGCCCTCGGTATCATCGGCGACGCGCGTTGTGAGGCCGGCCTCCCGTACTGTTGCGAGCCTGAACTGACGCCCGCTGCCGAGGAAGCCCCGAAGGCCGTGACGATTGCCGACCGCTTTGCCGCCGTCCGCTTCCTGATGGGTGCGCAGGCCGAGTTGCGCGAGCTCGCCGAAGCCATTGGCAACCCCGAAGACATCGAGGCGAAGATCCTCCGCCTGCATGAGCTGTCCGAGAAGATGCGCGAAGCCGCCAACGTTCTCAAGTAACCAACCAGAGGGGCATCGCGCCCCTCTTTCAACTACCCGCCAAGGAGTCCATATGTACTACACAGTCTACGAATCGCACGCCAAGTTCCTCGAACTGATCGCCAACAGCCTCTCCCCGCGTGATGTGGAGACGGCGGCAGACCGCCGTGCCGAAGGCGTGACCCGCGCCCTGCGCGTGATCGCCGAGAACGTTGCAACCCTCGATGCCGCCCGTCGCCCCGAAGCCGACGAGACACGTTGCCGCAACATGGCGGACGCCCTCGAGGAGATCGCCAACTACCTGAGGAGGTAAGACATGACCGAAGCCAAGAGCACCAGAGGCGGACGCAGACCCGGCGCGGGAAGGATTGCCGACGCCGTCCCTAAGCGCTATGTTCAGGTGCGCATGACAGAGGCCGAGCACGAGATCGTCCGAGCCAATGGCGGCTCGAAGTTCATGCGCGAGCTGCTAGCACCCGTTGCGGGCATCGTGTCCTTCATGGACGCCCGACACACGTCACCGCGAGCGGCACTCGCTTCGTTCGATGCGGTCTGCGCGGAACACTTCCCCGACGCGCCCGACTGGGTGATCAGAAGTGCGAGGCGAACGATTGAAGCCAGGTTCTACCAGTGCTAGACTGAAAGCACGAAAAAAAGCCCCGGGGGTCATCCCTCGGGGCTTTCTCGTTGACAAAATTGGGGCAAAAATTGGGGCAAAACCCAAGCTCCCTTCCGGAAGCCTTCTGCCACAACGAATTATGGCGGAGAAGGGGTCTGTCGAACCCCGTTAGACATCTCCTAGACATCCCCTAGACATCCCTTAGACATTTCCCCGTTGAGCCGTGGGTTTTCGCCCGTTTTCGGTTAGCATGATGGGACAGAGTTAGACATCTGTTAGACATCTTCTAGACATTTTCTAGACAGACAAAATTGGGGCAAAATTGGGGCAAACATAGGAGCCAGTCATGCAAGTCACCGCCAGAAACATCGGGAGCCTCCCAGTGGGGACTCACCGAGCAGAACGTTGCCTATATTTAAGAAAGCGAGAGGGTCACGCGCCGACGTGGGTCTTCCGCTACACGGTCTCGGGAAAGCAGAAGGACGTGGTGATCGGGACGGCGGACGCCGTGACGATTGCTCAGGCAAAGGAAACCGCCGCACGCTTTCGCACGATGATTGCCGACGGGGTCGACCCGCTTGCCGCGAAGCAGGAGCGGCGGGAGAGGATGAAGAACGCGGGCGCGGAGGTTGACCGCCCGTTCACCTTCGCCGACCTCGTTGCCGAGGCCCTGCCCGTCATCGTGCAGAGCAAGGCGTGGCGAAATCAGAAACACGCTGCACAGTGGCAATCGACCCTCGAGCAGTACGCCCTCCCTGTACTGGGGAAGTTGTCCGTCGAGGACGTGAGCCGAGACGACATCCTTGAAGTACTCGTGCCGATTTGGAGAACGAAGCCGGAGACTGCTAGCAGATTGCGCGGCAGGCTTGAGGCCGTCTTCGCCTACGCCATAGTCATAGGAAAGCGAAGCGGAGGGAATCCGGCCCTGTGGCGCGGGAACCTTGAGATGTTCCTGCCGCCGATTGCCAAGGTGAAAAAGGAAAGTCACCACGAGGCGCTCACGTTCGACCAGGCTCGCGCGCTTTTCGATGAGTGGCGACCGCCCACGTCGATCACGGCCTGCGCGATTCTGTTTGGGGCGCTGACCGCGTCCCGCGTCGGGGAATTCGTGCCCGCGAAGTGGGAGGAGATCGACCTGCACAGGGAGGTCTGGCACTGCCCGCCCGAGCGACGAAAGGACGGGAAGAAATACCCGCACCGCGTCCCGCTGTGCCGGCAGCTCGTTTCCATGCTGAAGATGCTCCCGCACGATTCCCCGTATGTGTTCGCCGGCAAAGGCGGCTCGCACATCTCGAAGGAGACGCCCCGCGTGGTTCTCCAGAAGAAGCTCGGGCACGGGACGATGCACGGCTTCCGCTCGACATTCCGTGACTGGTGCGCGGAGAACGGGAAGGACCCTATTGTGGCCGAGAAAAGCCTGATGCACGCTACTGGGAGTGCCGTCGTTCAGGCGTACCAACGCTCCGACCTGCTCGACGCCCGCAGGGTACTGATGCAGGAATGGGCGGACGCCGTGTACCCGGAGCAGGTTTGACGGGCAAAGAAAAAGCCCGTCACCGTGGTGCGGTGGCGGGCTGTGGGTTGCCGATTGTCTGCGCTAGGGCGTGGCCTCGCGGAGCTTGAGCGCCTTCGTGCACTTCGTCGCGTACTGGTCCGCGGCGAGCCATTGGTCGATGATGTCCTTGCGCCAAAACAGGCCGCCGGGGAAGCGCTTGCCCTGAGGGATGATGCGCCTCGCGATCCAACGGTCTACGGTGCGCGGAGACTTCCCGCCAAGGTACTCGCCGACCTCTTTTTTGCTTAACCACCCGTCCATTGAAATACCTCCCGTTCTTTTGCCATTCTCACCTGTGCGATCGCCTCCGCGATCAGTTCGGCCTTGCTCATGATTTGTGCCTTGTACGCCGCGAGGGCACGCTCGGCTCGGTCGAATTCCTCGCGGTCGATCATGTCGATCACGGCGACCATCGTTTCCTTTTCGTGCAGATCCTTCTCTGCCAGTTGACTGACCCGTGCCACTGCCGCCTGCATCTCGCCGTCATCCCGCACCGGGGCGGCGGGCGTGGCCAGAGCGTCGAACCAGTTTGGCGCAGCACCTTCCAGGATTTGCCGCACCTGCTTCTCGCGTGCGACCTCTCTGTGCAGGTGCGCTTGCCCGGTGCTGTGATCGGTCATGCTCAGGTAGTGGATCGAGTTGAAAACCCGCACGTAGATCGGAGCGCATCGTTCCTTCAGCGTGCGGATGTTGCTCGTGATGAATCCCGTGTGTACGTTCACCTGCGCGGCAATTTGAGCTGCGGAAAATTCCTGCTTCGCGTGTCTGCGGAGGAAGCTCACGATTTTGTACAGCATGATTTCGCGTTCATCGTCAAGCATGAGCGTCTCCTGCGCAGACGATTGCGTCGAACCAGTTCGGGGACGGGGCAGCCATAATGCGAATCTTTTCGGCCTGCATCCTTCCCTTTTCGATGCGCTCGACGCGCATACTCTTTTCCTCTTCTGCTTCGCGCTTCGCCTCTTCGGCCTTCAGGCGTTCGCGCTCGAGCCTTCGGTTTCGTTCTTCCTCTGCGAAGGAGAGACGCCCGCCGAAGCTAACGAGGGTCAGACCGTGGACTGTGCGGACGTGCAGCTCGGTTCCTTTGCCGGCCAAAGTTTCGAGGATGCCGTTCACGCGGGCCTTGGGCTGGTGAGCCAGTGAGGCGATTTCGGGTACCGTGAACTCACGGTGCGGGTTCGTCTTGAGAAGTTGTTCGACGTGGTGCGTTGCGGTGCTGTTCATGATGGTTTCCTAGTTGGCGGGTAGTGGAGGAGGCGGCGGGAGCTTGCCCGTCACCTTCATATGGTTGACGCGTTCGGCCTGCGCGGCCTCGAGTGCTTGAACCTTTTCGAGGTAGTCCCCGAGGATCAGGCGGCGATGCTCGCGGAATCGTCCGGGCGTACTGGCGATGTGTTCGGGGTCGTTTTCCTTCAGCACTTCGATCAGCTCCTGATTCATTCCGTTGGCGGTCGCGGCCTCGAAGATCATCTGTGCCGTAGTCAGGCCTTCGCGGGTGTCCTCGATCAGTTCGTCAGGAATGCGGCGGCCCATGTTGCGATGGTCGATCGCGAGGGTTGCGGCATAGGCCGCGCGGCGGATCTCATCGAGGCGCTCAGACTCCTGCACGCCGACCTTGAGGAAGGCGATTGCCCCGATCATCAGCATCGAGTTGACAAGCGAGAAGTCGTCCATTTCCTCGGTCGTCTGCCAACGCTCGAGTGCCATAAAGGCCTCGATGAAGCGTTCGACCATGAAATCCTGGTCGGCTAGCGCGAACAGGTAGCCGAGCTGCGCAGATCCCTTGTGCCGAGCCGCTCGGGCATCCTCGACGATCTTGACGAGGCGGCGGCATTCGGCGGGGTCTTTGAACTGGTTGCGGAGCAGGCGACTGCGTGCGGCCTGCTCCCGTCCGTGCGCGCCCTTCTTTCTGGGCTTCTTTGACTTAGGCATTGGCGTCTCCTCAGATTTGCCCCTTGAGCTGTTTTTGGACTTCCTCGTATGTGTCGAAGCCCGGCGGGAGGACGAGGCGGTAGCGACCGCACTCGACGCCGTCGATCCTGCACACCAGAAGCACCTTGCGCCAGAGGTGGCACTGGACGAAGTCGTAGGCGATCTTCGTGGCGATCACCAGTGCGCCGATCAGGAAGCAGAAGTTGAAGCCCATGATGAAGCCGCGCTCCCACGCGATCGAGGTCGGCACGACGATCGAGTAAAAGAAAAGCCCGAGCCAGAGAAGCCCGAGCTTAGATGTGGGGATCGCGCGGAGGTACCCGCGCATCCACAGGGCGATGATGTCGCCCCTTGAGTTCGACCGCATGATGTCTCCTTATCGACGGGTCAGTTCTGCGTAGCGTTTTGCCACGGCCTTGCGGCATTCGATCATGCCCTTTATCTTGTCCTCTTCCTGCTCGATGATCGTGGGGAAGAGGAGGTCGAGGTAGCCGTTCCTCAGGGCGAAGTGTTGGCCGAGCCAGAGGGCGACCTCAGAGTATCCTCCCGGGGCTTCTACCTTGCGAACCCGATCAATCTCGCGGTCGAGGTAGAACATGGCCTTCATGAGATCGTCGGCCTCGGATTCGCCGTCCTTGTGGCCTGCGCGGACGATGTACTTGACCGCGTTGCCGAGGTTGAACCCGAGCAGTTCGCACAGGTCGATGGGTTCGAGGGTGATGGCCGCGTCGCGGTAGTGTTTGGGATTGGTCTTGTCCATTAGATGTCCTTTGCGAAAGTTTCGGCGAGTGTCGGGATGGTGGCGGGCGGGAACGACTCGCTCAGGTGCTTGGCCGTCAGGTAGCCCATGCAGAAAGCCCCGCTGCTACCGTCGGTCTGACGCATTGCGTCGTAGGCGATCTTCGAGTAGCGGAAGTCGGGGCGCTTGATGAGTTCTGGGTTCGTGAGCAGGTCTACGCCGAGATCGAACAGCCCTTGTTGGCGGCTAGCGTTGGCGAACAGCCTGAAGCCCTTCGTAAACTCGTCGATCGACTTTGCGCACATCTTGATGCCCACGCGCCTCAGGTCGGCCTCTTCGTCGAAGCGCTTGAAGCGAACGAGGTTGTCAGCACCGGGCAGGGTGGCGAAGAAGAAGAGGTTGTACAAAGGTTCGCCGTTGGTCACGGCAGTCGCGTCGAGCGGGTGAGTGATGTCGTCCACATCGGCGAGGACGTGTATGTCCTTGCGCGTCAGGTCGGGTTTGTTGGGGTAGCCTTCGACCGGGTTGAACCCCTCGAACCAGTAGCGACCAGGTTCATGCGGGTAGTGGTCGATTAGCCAGTTCCACCCCTTTTCGGAATACTTTTTCATCATGTCCTCTTCATGTGATGAGACCGCCGTCCCCTCCTCTCCTCGCAGGAAGTGGCGGCGGCCTCGGTCAAGGTGTCGGCCTGTGGGTTACTCGCCTTCTCGAAGTTCGTCGAGCAGGTCACGCAGGTGCAGTAGTTCCCGTGCCATCATCATCACGTCTCGCAACATTGGATCGTAAGCCTCGTCGAAACGTCGCTCATCGGTGTCGGCCTTGATCGCCTCTGCCGCTCCGACCAGTTGCTCGGAGACGTAATCCATGTTTTGCAGAATTTCCTCTTCATTCATTTTCATGCTCCGGTTGCCCCGTAACCGCCCGCGCCGCGCGCAGTCTTCTTTTCTTGGATGAAGTCCAAAGCGACGATTGCCATGCGTCTGTATTCTCTTTCAGGCCTCATTCGTCCTCCTCCTGCTGTTTGACGAAGTACTCAGTCGGAAAGAGCGTTGGCGCGATTTTTCCCTTGACAGGGACGTGGAGGAGGTAGAAGCCGCAAAGCGTACCTTTTGCGTGATACATGAACGCTCGTCCATCGCATTCCGCTTCTGCTTCGCGGATCGCTTTTTGTGTTGTGCCCATCATGCAAGCGATTCGCTTGCGGATTTCCTTTTTCATCTTGACAGGCATTTCTCGTACTCCTCCATTTCTTCTACAAGTAGACGATCAAATTCAGCCACTCGAGCTAAAAAGTCCCCAGAGATCCACTCGCTTTTTTGATCATCAGGCCAACACTTGATGAGCGATTTGTACTTTGTTGCATGAAATCCACGGCAAAATGCGTACATGGGCTCTCCGCTGGGTCTTCTGAAATTCTCACCGTCGAAGTGGCCACGCAAGCGTGCGATTTCTTTCCCTGATTCATTTTCCTGAATCGAAAACATCAGGTCGACGTTTTTAGGGATGTTCCAAGACTTCGTTGGGTTCCATTCGTTCGGACGAAACTCCGGGTTTTCCTTGACGTCTTCGGGGGTGAGATCGACAGAAAAGCGATTGCCGAATTTGACGGTCCTCGCTTCGCCAGTCCAAACTCTATTGAGTTCTTCCGACAGGCTCGGCCCGCTGTACGGTGTGAGCATTGAGAGAATCTCATTAAGACGAAAGTCTTTCAGTTCAAACCGTGGGGTTTTCATTCTTCATCGTCCTCCTCGTCCCACGGGCGGAAGCTGGTAACATCACGACGGAGTCCGTTGCTGAACCACGCGTCGACCCACTCGCCGTCCTCATATTGAGATGTGTACCGCGCGGCGAAACGTTCGAGACGTTCTGGCTCGCTGCCGTAAACGTTCTCACACCGCATCCAGACGTCTTTCGGCGGCTCGACCTCGGGGTATTTGTTCCAAGCGTGCGGGTCGTACTCCTGCACCTCTTCGAGCATGTCGGCGTACAGCGCGGCGGAGAACTGCGAGCCCTCCCCGAACCAGAGAACGTGCAGTCGCGGTTCTTTTTGGAAACTGTCTTTGATGAGCTCGCGCTCCTTGTGCAGCCGAGCGGAGAAGTCTCCGTCGCTGATCTCGTCGAGCTTCTTCTGAAGCTCGCGGTCTTTGAGTCTGTATTTCATTGCTTTCTCCTTACAGGATCTCGACGAACTTGCCACGAGGCTTGCGCCGAACGACGACGATCGCGATGTCGGATTCTCCTCGCAGTCGAATCCCTTGGGTGTTGTATGAATACTTCACTTCGATGTCGCCTTCCTTTTCCATAATCTCCTGAAGGAGTTCGATTAGTTCACTGATCGTCATTCCTTAATCTCCTGTAGATCCAAATCCGCCAGTGCCGCGCTCGGTCTCGCTCAGCTCGTCGGCCCACTCGAACGTGGTGTCGTCGAGCTTTTCGACCTTCACTTGAGCGATGCGGTCGCCCTTGTGGATCTGATAGTGCGGCTCGCCGAAGATGATGTGCCGGGCGAGGACGAAGACTTCGCCGCGGTAGTCGCTGTCCACAATGAGTGGCGTCAGGACAAGGCCTTTCAGGGCGGACGAGGATCGGCTGTAGACCACCATGCAGTACCCCGCGGGGACCTCGAAGGCGAGGCCGGTACGAACCTTCGCAGGCATTCCGTTCTTGAGTGCCGTGTCCTCAATGGCATACAGGTCGAAGCCTGCCGCGCCAGAGGTCCCGCGCGTGGGCATACGGGCGGCGGTGTGAAGCTTTTTGACTTTGATTTTCATCTAGGATTCCTTAGTAGTTGCGTTCCTTGGCGGGCGAAGGGTCCGCCTCTTCCTCCGGTAAGTCGTTCATCGAATCGACGTAGCCCTCGAGATAGGCTAGGTACGCAGCGATCTTCGAGTAGGCTGCGGCGGCCTCAGCCAGAGCGCCGCACGCTTCTGAGGTGTTGCCGGCCTCTAAGAGTTCCTTCGCTACGGCGACCTGATCGCCATGCTCGTAAAGAATGTGATGTATCGCTTCTGGAAGCTCTTCCAGTTTCTCGATTAGGTACTGCTCGACGGTTTTGGGTCCCATGGTTTGATCCTCAGATAAGGGAGTCGGGTTTGGGGTCGATGATCTGCTCGGCGTCGATGGTCAGCGTGTAGACATCAACGACTCTCGCGTGGAAGCGCCATCCTGGAAACCTCAGCTGATGCCCGCTTTCATTGAACCGTCGGACGGCCTTGGAAAGCTGTTGCGCCGTTGCACTGAAAGCGAGATTGGTGTCCGCGATTTCAAAATGGCGGCGGCCTTCCTGCATCTGCGACCAGAGGTAGCGCAGGAGAAGGGTCGACGTGGTGGTTTTCTTTTTCATTGGTCAGTCTCTCTATAAAAAAGCGAGTCTTCATCTCGGTCTGGGCGCATGAGCCACTCCTCGTAGCACCTGCGGCGGGCGGCTTCGTCCGCCTCTCTCTTTCGGCGTGCCGCCTCTTGAAGAGCTAGCATCTCGGGCGTGCGTTGCAAGGCTTTCGCCCGTAGCTCCGCCTTCCTGCGCTGCATCTCCTCGAGCTTCGGATTGCTCTTCGGGATGCCGGCGACAACCATGCGCCCGAGCGCTTCCGCCGGGGTCGGCCACGATTGCCACTCCCGCTCGTACTCCTCCCATTCGTCGTAGAAGATTGCGGAAAAGCCTCGGTAGTAGGAGGGCTTCGCGGCTAGCTCCTCGGCAATGAATTCCTCTGCGAAGAAGCCGTACTTTTTCCTGATCTTCGTCTTCATGCGCTTCGTGCGGGATGACGCTAGCGCCTGCATCGAGAGCCGCTTCGGCGGCGGCGACTGGATGATGAGGCTCACGTTCCACCCCAGTGAAAAGCGCATTGCGAGATCTCGGATGTGCCGCGCCGCACCTTCATCAGGCGTCATGCAGAGCCGTTTCGGGAGCGGCGATTGCCGATCTTCCGATAGGCGTCCGACGGCGTGGGCGGCGTTCATTGCTTCCTCCAGTAGCTGTTGTTCGGGTGATGAGGCTTCGTCGGGTCTCGCTTCTCAAGCGTCGCCCCGCGTGCGAAGCCAGAGCGGATAGCCCACCTCGCAAAATTCGACGCATCCCGCCACGCGACGCACACGTCGTCGAGGTCGAGCGATTGCCAGAGCTTGCATATGCGCTTGACGGACAAATCGAACCCGTCGCCGATGAGGGCTTTGGTCGGGGCCTCTGCGGTCACGCTCTCAGGCTTGACTTTCTGCTGTTCGCTCTGCACCTCTGTGATCTCCGCCATTCGTTTCAGGCGGTTGCGCTTCCTTGCCTGCGCTAGCTTGCGTCGGCGGCGCTCGTCGGTTGCCCGGCAGCCGCAATCCGTCACCTTCTTTTCGGTGATGGCCTTTGCCGGGACTACGACATCGGTCAGGCCGCAGGAGTGACACGTGCAGACCGCTTCGATCCTCCCCGTGTCGGTCGCCCGCACGGAGTCGACGAGGAGGTATCCGCTCGCCGTTCCCACGAGGGCTTTCGCCTTCTGAAGGGCAACGGCTGTCCTCATGTCCTTGCGGCGGTAGCACCCGCACGTCGTGCAATGCTCCGTGACAATGCGAAAGAGCGGGACGTTGCAACGGTCGCTACCGCAGAAGGAGCAGGAGCAGACCGCTACCGCGCCCTCCTCGGTGGGGTGAAGTTCGTGAACCGTGAGGGAACCGATCGTCTTCCCGATTAACCTGGGGCCGTACTTCTCGACATGGCGCTTGGCTTTGTTGAGCGGCGACCGATAGCACCCGCAGGATGGGGTTTTGGTTTTGAGCAGGAGGTTGCGGGTGATCTCGAAGCCTTTCGTTCCACAGTCGCAGTCGCAACGGTAGACGGCCTCGTAACCGTTCGAGAAGACCTCCCGAACCGTCAGCCAACCGTACCGCTTTCCGATCTCCTCGCTGTAGTCTCTTAGAGCCATAGCCTCCTCACTTGATCTGCACGCTCTCGCGCTCAACCAGTCGGACGCCTTCGATATCTGCGCCCGCTTCGATTGCTTCCTTGAGCGCCGTTTTGTTCGGCGTGGTCGTGGTGCGCACCGTGACGAACGCATCCGGCAGCGTGACCCCGTCCGCAACTTCGATTGCCTTGCTCGTGCGGATGAAAACCGTCACACTGGGCGTCTTGACCTTGCCGCCGACGGCGGGCAGGGCTTCGAGCATCAGGTGCTTGAGCGTCTCGGACTTCTTCTCAAGGGCTTCTGCTCGCGCCTTCATGCGGTCGGCCTCGACCTTGATTGCCTTGGCTTCGGCCTGCAGTTCGCGGACGTAGAGTGCCGTGGCCTCGAGCTTTTCGGCGGCCTGCGCCTCTGCTTCGCGCAGGGCATCGGCGTTCAGGATCTCGCCCGTCTCCTCGTCGACCTCGATGCGGTCGAGAGCGTCGCGGATTGCGAAGGGGATTTCGTAGATTTTCATAGCTTGTTCTCCTGCCATTTGGCCGCCACTTCGAGAAGCTCTATGGCTTCGTCCTTGATTCGGCGGATTCCGATCAATTGCTTTTGGAAATCGCGCAGTCGGAGCGCGTACTGGGCGACGACGTGCGCCATCATCGAGAAGCTCGAATCACGGCGAAGCGCTCCTGCTAGGGTGATCTGCGAGACGATGTCCAGTAGGCGGAACACGGACTGATTCGTGTACCCCTGCCTGACCTCTCGCCTGACCTTCTCGACCAGTCCCTTTTTCCTCTGGGTCGCGTCTGCGCCTTCGTTGTCGCGGATGCGATTGAGCTGCTCGCAGTACGCACGCAGCGACTCGTCGGAAACCGACAGGTCGAAGTGTGGTAAATCCATTGCTTTCTCCTATGCGTTGTCTGGCTTAACCACCCTCAGGCGCGCACCCCGCCGGTGCTCGAGTCCCCAATTCAACCCGGCCCGAAGGTGGTTAAGTAAGCCAACGGAAAAGCCCCCGGCAGTGCCGAGGGCTTGAGTTATTCGAAAAAATCGAATGACTGATCAATTTGACAGCGTTGTCAAAAAGGTCAGAAGGGTACGTCGGAGTCGTATGCCGGCTCGGGTGCGCGTCGCTGTGCGGCAGGCTTGGCCTGCGCCGGATTCTCATCGTTGTCCTTCTTTGAACGCAGGAGCTGGATCTGCTCAGCGATGATCTCCGTCACGTAGCGTTCTGCGCCGTCTTTCTCATACTTGCGTGTGCGCAGACGACCTTCGACATAGAGCGGGTCGCCCTTTGCCGTGTAGTCGCGTATGATCTCCGCTAGTCGACCGAATGCGCAGATGCGGTGCCACTCGGTCTCCTGCTGGACGTTGCCGTCCTTGTCGCGCCACTTGCGTGACGTGCCGAGGGAGAGATTCGCGATGACGTGATCGCCTTCGCGGATCTGGGGATCGTTGCCGAGATTCCCGATGAGGATGATCTTATTCACTGATGCCATTGTTAGCTTCCTCCTGTGTAGCCTGTTCGGTCATTGCTTGTTCAAGTTCGTGACGACGAGCTCTGAATGCTTGCGCGATCTTTTCGCGGTCTTCGTAGCAGAGACCCTTGGAGGCAATCTCCTTACCCATTGCCATTAGCTCGTCGGGTGTTTCGGCGCTGATTGTGCGGGACATAAGGTCGGCGAATTCGTCTGGCGTGACGCCAGCGCTATCGAGCCACTTCTTGATCTCTGCGCCGACCTCCGGTGTGAGAATTAGCGGATCAGTGCGAGAGGAGAAAAGTCCGGTACGGTCTTTCGACGCGTTCGCAAAGTGCCCGTCGTGGACGAGATCAAACATGATCGTGAACTCATAATCGACTCCGTCGCGCTGCTCGACCTTCATGCCGAGCTTCTTGATGACCTTCTTACCGTTGACGTCCTCTTGCGCCATCTCTGTCTTACTCCGCATCGTCGCGATGATGTGGAGTTTACTGGTGAGCATTGCGTCGACAAACTGTCGATGGCGAGGTGTCATCTCGTTCCAGGCAGACCACGAGTTCCCGCGATAGCGTGCCTTCGCAATGCGTTCGACTTCCTCAAGACAGCCGCCCTTGCCGTTCCATTCATGCGTCATCGAGTCGATGATGAGAATGTCGTAGCCTGCGTCCTCGGCCGCCTTGATGGCTTCCGTGTATCGCTCTGGTGTGAAGGGCGCGTCCAGATCGAGAACGTCGAACTCAGGCATGCCGGACATGTCAGCGTAGAGAGATGCTGAACCGCGCTCCGTGTCGATGACGGCGATCTTGCCGCCGATCCCCTTGGCGAGCAGAAGAGCGCCGTAGGTTTTGCCGGAGCCAGATGTTCCTGACAGAGCGAGGCGAAGTTTTGAGGCGCTGCGAACGGCCTTTTTGAAAGTGAATGTCATGATGTGTCGTCCTCAGAAAGGTATTTCGTCGTCGTTGATCGCGTAGAAGTCTTCGAGAGTCTTGTCGTAGATCGGCTCGGGACGCTTTGCACGTTCGCCGAACCACTGGGCGCGCTCGAAGTGGTCGCGGTTGTCGTACTCGGGATACGGGTCGAAGTCGTCCTTGTCCTCGTCCTCTGGCTCGGGCATCGGAAGCTCGAGCGGCTCAAGCGCTGTTGTGGTGATCGTCATGCTTACTCCTTTGGGCATTCAAAGCCGGCTTCGGGATGGAGAAGGCAGTCGACGCGATACAAAATCATTTCTGTCGCCTCGAAGAGCGCAACTTCGAGCTCGTCGTTGATGGCGTCGATGATCTTGGTGACCTCTCTTGCCGAGCTTGCGTCCTTAAGGCTCGTGATCGCTGCAATGAGATCGGTAGAGGAATTGGGATTTGCGAGATACGCAACAAGCACTTCTTCTTGCCAGTTTGTGACATAGCTCTCGCAGAGCTCGTCGATGTCGGCGTTCGGCGTCTGCTCCGCCTGGTGCGCGATGCCGCGCGCGATGTCAGTCAAAGTCTTCATTCGTTACTCCATGATCCAGTGATGAGCGCTCCGGCGACGATTGCCAGTGCGCCGAAGAAGGCGATGAGCGTCCAAACGCGTCGGGGGCGCTCGCATGAAAAAGGCTCAGGGGCTTTCGCCGGCTGAGCCTTGGTGTGTGCCTCCGCGCGAGGCTGTACCGGCTGCTTGTATCGCCGGCGTTTGTGGTTTGCTTTCATGTCGAAGTCCTGTGGAATGTGGTCGATGATGCGGACCGGATCGGAGAAACTCACTCGCTGTCCTCCTCTTCGTCCTCGTCCTCTTCGTCTTCGGGGTCGGGGCCGAACCACTTCTCGTAGTCGTCGGGGCCGCATCCGTCGGGGTAGTTCCAAGCCATATCGTTCTCCTTAATCGAAAATCCAGTGGCAGATGGTGGCAGCCGCCATTGCCGGCAGGATCACCAAGCCGAAGAAGCCGAGTAGACCTTCGAGGCCCTCGATGAGTGACCCGACGAATCCGGCGCGGTGGGCCTCAGTGCCGTCCGTGCCGAAGTAGGTGCGGCGGGCGAGCTCTTCGAGATAAGAAATGACGCGCTTCATGACGCCTCCGAAAAATGAAAAAAAGCATTCAGATGCCGCCCTAGGAGATGCCACGCCGAAGTGGCCGGCGGCACGTGAATGCCTTCTGGTTGGTTGGTGAGTGAGGGAGCCGGGGTGAACGCAAAAGCCTCTCGCCTGCAGATGCCCCGGCTTTGGAATCTGGCCTAGTGAGCCGCCAGACCGGCGCATATCTGCGTCACGCCGTTGCCCTCGAAGTCGTTACGGAAGTTCGTCCAGGACGCACTGGACGTTGCAGGCGACCTGCTCGTACTTCTCAGCGAGAGGACAGTGGATCACCGTCGGCTCGGTCTTCATGTAGAAGTAGAGAGCCGCCGCGTTCGCGATGCTCATGAGTGCAAACGCATGCACGTCGTTCTCGCCGCAGGTCTCGCGACCAATCGAACGTAGGTAATGCGCAAGCCTGACGTCGAAGTCACTTTTTGTCATCGTTGTTCTCCTAGTAGCCGTCCCGCGAGACGGCAATAAAAAAGCCCCCGGCGTGTGCCGAGGGCTTGATGAAGTGTCGTAGGTTAGAGAAGCAGTTTCTGTATGGCGGCGGCGGAGATCAGTTTGATCGTCCCCAGCGTCAGAGGCACCGTTTTCTCTTTGGCGAAAGCTTTGAGTTTGTCGACGAACCCCTTGGTTCGAACGGTCTCCAGTAGCGAATACCCGTCGAGCGTGAGCGAAGGATTCGCTGCAATCCCGATTTGAAAGTGTCCGTCAGCGCTTTCAGTCACGTACAGGCCTTCGATGTAGCCGCTGTCGACCAAGAGCTTTATGTGCGAGAACACGACGCGAATGCTGGCGTCCTGATCGCGATTGCGGCGTTCGGAAAGAAGCTGCCCTTCCTTCCATTCGTCGAGGTTGTTTGCGTCGTTCACGAACTCCTCAATCGTCTCAGCCTCAACGTGCGCGAGGATTGTCCGCATCAAGTTCCAATCAAGTTTCATGGAAATCTCCAAAGTGTCGGGACAGTATATCCGCTCATTTTTTGAAAGCTGGTTCAAGCACCCTCGCGGGTCGTGACTCGGTATTCGGATGAGTGAAAAGCGAAGGCGCTTGAATCGGCTTTCACACAGGTCTTGGGCGTCTTCCGTGCGGCTGCTTGATCTTTCGATCCGTACCCCGCCGGCCCCTACGCAGGCTCAATGCCAACCTGTGCGTGCTCTGTTTGGGTCTGCGCGGTTCCCCGTGCAGGTCGAGCATTCGTTGCGTGAGGAGGAACCCATCCCAACCGCACCTGCAACATCTGTCACAGGCCGTCCTGCGTACTTTTCATACGCGCCCTTTGCAACTACGGCTTGACGCTCCTTCCTGCGGCGGCAAATTTCACTTCTCGCAGTGGCTGTTCTCAAGCCGTCCCCGGCACAGCTAAGCACCGGGATTTTCATTCTTCCGAGCCTTTCGGCTTGGGTACCAAGCGGAACGTACGTCGTTCCGTATTTGGTACTGGTATAGTACCACGGCGGTACCTAGAATGGTAGTCAGAGGTTACCAAAAACTCGGGTCGAGTTGATCTAGATCAACGAGCGTTTTTGAGGGCAAAAAAAATCCCGCACGAGGCGGGATTGAGGGTGGGAGAGGGTGGCCGGGCGCTAGAGTTCGCGCACGTTAAAGCAGAGGACGGCTCTGCCAATCACTTCGACGGATTCGCAGGTATCCAGTTGGATCGGCCTGTATTTCGGATTGTCTGAGATCAGCTCGACCTTACCCCCAGGATGGATCTGCACGCGCTTGATGAATACGGCGTTTGAGTACTGAACGGCGTAGAGGCCATCGGCCACGAAGCGGCTCTGGGACGTGTCCACGATGACGAAGTCGCCGCGCTTGATGCCCGGTTCCATGCTGTCGCCGTCGGCAGTGATGATGTGGAGGGTCTGGAAGTTCAGGGAGGAGGTCGACTTTGAAAGCAGCCACTGCTTCGTGACGCGGAGCATCTGAACCAACTGGATGGTCTGGGCAAGCTCCCCGCCGTAGCCGCACGACCCCCTTACATCGAGCACGGGGATCGAAACGACATCCTCATTAGGTTCAAGGGTCTGCGGGCGAGACAGGGACGTTTCGCCGAACCTCAGGAAGGCGGGCGTGACATGGAAGTACTCGGCCAATGCCTCGAGGTTCTCGTCGGACGGCATCTGGATGCCAGACAGCCATTTTCCTACGGTGACGTGACTCGTGCCGATACGGCGGCCAAGCTCACGCATCGAAATTTTGCGCTCTTCTAACAGGGCTTTTAGGCGGGCAGGGAAAGACATAGCGGGACTCCTTTGGTACTCAGATAGTACCAACCAAAAGACGCGACTAGGGTACCACAGAGGTACCGATTATGGTACTATGGTCGTACCATTAATTTGAATTGGGGGTTCCACATGAAAAAAGTTTCCGTTCGAGATGCCATTGCCCGCTACGGCACTCAGCAAAAGCTCGCCGACGATCTTGGCATTTCCCGCCAGACGGTCAAGCGGTGGGTATCCAACAACTCCGTCACGCGCAACTACCTTGCGCCGTTCTGCCGCCTTACTGGTTGCAAGCCCGAAGAGGTCAGCCAGTTCGCTGCCGACGTCGTTCGGATGATTCGCACCAACCGTTGAGGCAACTATGAGCTACGACGCGGAAAGGTGGGCTCGTAGCCAGAAGGTTGGCAACGCTTCTGCGAAGTTTGTGCTGATTGAACTGGCAAACGCACTCAACCGAGAAACCGGCAAGTGCTACCCCAGTATCGAAGCACTTCAGGAGGCTACGGAACTGAACCGCAAGACGGTGATTGCCGCCACGAAGCACCTCGAGGAAAAGGGCTTCATCACGAAGCGCCGTTCGTTCGTGAACGGTAAGCAAATCGTCTACTACGGCTTTCCTTCGTTCAAGCCCGCCGACTGGGAGTCCAAGAACAAAAGTACCAAAACCGGGACTTTGGAAAGTACCGAAAACGGGACTTTACCTCCCCAAAGTACC